TTACATAAAGTGGAGCCATTGCAGCTATCATTCCTCTAGCAGTACTGTTTCCTACATTACAAGAAGATGTAGCTGAACTAAAAGTTGAACTTAAACTTTGAAAAAATGCTGCAGCTCCACCAGGTTGACCAGAAAAAGTACCTGTTCCTGCAAGTAATCGAACAACTGAAGGAGGAGCAGCTACTGATGAAACCATAACTTGTAATCTAATATCTCCTGAATTTAAACCTGGAGTTAAATTAGTTATAAGTTGTTCATAAAAAGCTTTTCTACGAAGTGTTATATTAGGGTCAGAACATGGACTAACAAGTATTACTATATCAGCTTTACATGCTGTTGTAGTATTTACAATAGCAGGACTTAATGAAGAAGTAGTACATGTATTTGTACTAAAATTATATGTAGATCCTGGAGGACACATTGGTGTAGGATCTACTCCAGGAGGTTCACATTCTTCTGTTATAGGATTAAATACATAACCACCTGCACATGGAGGACTTGTTACAGTTTTTTCACATTTATTTGTTACAGGATTGTATACAAAACCATTTGCTTCATCACAAGATACTTCACTACACTCTGAAGTTGCAACAGTTTGAGTATCTCTACATATCCATGTATTATTTCCAAGATCAATAATTTCTCCTGCACATGGTATTGGTGGTTTTGATTCTATACAATTACAAATTGTTTGACTACCAGCTGTAATTGGTGTACATATTTTTGTTGGTGTGCTAGTGCATGTGCAAGCCATAAGTTTATTTTTTTATAATTAACAATTTGGTATATCACTAAAATTTGTTATTGCAGTTACAACTCCTGCTGCAATAGTTATCACAGTTTGATTACTATTAGACACATAGTTACCATTCATTGTAGTAACTGGAGTTGGATTGATACCATCATATATTAAAGAGCCAACAGCTATGGTTCCATATATATAACGAGCAACACCTTGAGAAACAACCTCATTATTGCAACCACTATTGTCAAATCTATTTAACCATGAACATTTTGCATATTGTAAAGTACCTTGTGTAAAATTAGTTAAATAATTAACACATCCTATTAAAGCTTCATACCAAAAAGTAAATACATTAAGTGGAACAGGAGGATCACATATAGCATTTTCAGTAGTTATTTTTTCACAATCACCTGTTATTGGATTATAAGTATAAGTTGGATCATCACACAATGAAGTGTCAAAATTTCTTTCACAAATTGTACCATTTAAAGTATAATTAGGAGGACAATTTCCACAAGCACATGTGTCATAAAAACCAAAGGTAGGATCATATCCTACACAATCAAGTGGCTTATAATCTTTTTTAGTTATGTATAATAATTCATACTGTGCATCATATACAGCTTGTACAGCAATACCTGCTACAGGATTGTCATATTCTGTAAAATCAGGAAATGCTTCTAATAAAGGAGAAGGTAAGTTTTGAAGAAACCAGTTTTTCATTCCTGCTTTAGATATTTCATTCATACCTTCAGAACCATACTGTATTACTTTACCAGCTTTTTGTGATACAAAGAATAAACCATAAGGTGTATTAAGTGTAGCTCTATTTGAAATACTAGCTCCATACTCAATAACATCTTCTGCATTAACAAGAGATTGTATATTATTAGCAAATAATCCACCATCACCAATAGTAATTTTAGTACCACCTGTATCTGTTTTAAGTGTATCAACACCTACAAATTGTGAAGGACTAAAATCTTCATAAAGAACTAAAGCACCACTAGAGTTAACTGCTTTTATATTTGTTACTATTCCTTCAAAGGTATAGTAGTTAAGTGGTAAGAAGTTTCTCCAGTTGTCTCTTTTAAGTCCATCTTGTTGTTGTAATGAATAGATACCTCTGTATGGAAAGTATTCATAACATGTTTCATATAACACTGGGTCATAGTCTGCTGGTAACAGTAATCCCCAAGATATGAAATTGTTGTACAGTTTTGCTGTGCTAAGTGATAAGTCATATTTATAAAATACTGGTCTAGTTATTAAGTCTGATCTAAACATTGTAGAAACATCATTAAAAGTATTTCCATATACATCATAGAACTTTTCCCAATCATTTTCACCATAGTCTCTAAATGCCATGTTTAATTCTGATTCAACAAAGAAATCTTTTACTCCATTGTTAAACAAATACATCCATTTTCCACTAACTGAAAAAGCAAGTATGCCATTAGGACCAGAAGGATATAAAGTATATTTATCACTAGGAGTGCCTAAATTAAAATATACAAAACCTATATCAATAGTGAAGTCTTTATATATATCATAGTCTTCAAAATTTGCATAATATTGTGGTTCAGGTCCATTAAAATAATTTCCATAATTATATTCTATACCATCAGGTTCATTTATTAACCATGTATTAAAAAAGAAATATGGATTTTTATCTGTATATCTATTTATATAAACATCACCACCAAATATAGGTGCAGTAAAATGTGTTGTATTTAATTCTGGTGCAGTAGGATATATGCATGAATCAGTTGGTATTTGTACAATAGAACTTAATTGACCATATTGATTTTCATAATCAAGTTTTAAAGCTCCATAATATGATGCTATCTTTGTATTCTTAATATTAAAAGGATTACTTGGAGTAACATGTATTTTTGAAATATCTGCATTAGTACCTGTTATATCTGGTAAACTAGTATTATTAGTTAAATTAATACAAACATATTTACCTCTAAAAAGATTATTTATTCTATAACTTGTATTAAAATCTTGTATACCTGTTCCTATATATTTAACACCACCTGATGTTAGTGTTCTATTAAATGAAGGTCGTACTCCACTTGGTACATTTGTATTTGTAACATTACCATGACTATTATAAAATCCATGACTATTATATTGCAACACATAATTTCTAAAAGGAACCATTTTTCTAATAATCTCAATCATTTGTTGTGTTGCCTGATAAAAATAAAATGTACCTGTTCCTATTGCAGTAGCTATAGCCACTATTTGTGCTATTGTAGAAGCTACTTGAAGTGTATTTCCTGAAGTACCTGCATTTGCACCTAATTGTAATGAAAAATTTGCAATACTGCTAGCTAGTGATCCTGGACCACCATCAGAAGTTATTGTTGTACTAGTATCAAAATTAAATTGAGGATTTCTTGTTACTTGATTAACTTCACCTGCATTACTTCCAGCAGAACCTAGATAAATACTAGTAGGAAGAATTTTCCATGGAAGCACATTATTAATATTTTCTCCAGCTGAAAAAGGTGTAGGAGCCCCAGGTAAAGTAGTATGTCCAGTATTACTTGTAGTAGTACTTGATTTACCTACTATTGATAAAAGAGCTATTCCTAAACCTACTACAGAAGCAAAACCAAATGCTGTATCACTTAAAACTTTAAACTTAGGATGTCTATATGGTAATTCATATGCACCTGCAGCAACACCATATTGTTCTTTATATATCCTAGCATACACACCTCTACCTAAATATGGTTTAACAAATGCTGTTTCAGGTGAGTTAAAAGAAAAATAATCTCTTACTGGTGTTATGTTAGAACTTAAAAAAGGATCAGGGCGTAAATCATTATAAGGATAATTTTGAACAAGTCCTTTTCTACCACCAGCAGTAGATCCTGGTATATCATATTGAAGCATGTTATTAAATAAACCTTTAGCAACAACTGTTCTGTTACCTTCTCTTGAACCTCTTAATATTTCATATCCTGCAATATCTTTAATAGGATTACCTTGATTATCTATAGGATGTACTATATTATTAAACTGAACACCAAGTATATTTATAAAATTACCTGTTGTATCATGAATATGTATAGTTTCATTAGATGGCATCTTGTGATGTCTTATTGGTTTACCACAAAGATCGCCCCATATTTCAGGATGATTATCAGGATAACAATTACCAGTATTAGGATTGCTAACACTATAACATGAATTTCCACTTCCATCTCCTGACTCCCAATAAGCCATGTCACCTTTATTAATTATAACTCCACCATCAGACAATGTACCAGATAAACCTGCAATTGTAGATGTATCATATGTTTGCCATACTTTATCTTTACCTGGCAATACATCTGAATTACCTGATGATAATATAACAACATCAGATGGAAGAGAAGCTCTACCAGGAATATGATAAGATGCAGATTTTGCACCTGTTTTGTATACCCATCTAATAAAGAATGCATATACTTCATCACGCATGTATCCTGTTTTGTTACCACCTTTCCAGTAATAATCAGCAGGATATTGTACAGCAACCCATTCTGTTCTTATTTTATTAGCAAAAGGTTGATAATTAAAATAAGGTTGTGTAGTTACACTAGTTCTTATAAGATAGTTGTTAAGAGAAAACATCTTTTTACTTTTCTCATATATCTGTGATCTTAAAGGAATTAGTGATAATGGTATTGTTTCTAAACTTGCTAAGTATTGATCTAAATGTACTTTAGTTTGAGAAATATCATAATTGCCAACTTTTTTTGCAACAGTTTGATTTGCAATAACTGATACAATAACTAATTCATACTCTTCAAAGTTTGGATCTAAGTTAGAAATATTAATATCTATTGATCCTCCAAAAGATGAATGGTCCCATAATGCTTGTGGAGTTGAAGGAGTGGTATAATCTGTAAGTCTGATTCCATTATTAGAATATGCTATAACTGCTTGATAACTACCATTTTGTAATTGACCTGAACCTACAGCTGTTTCTACAGTAATGCAAGGTTGTTGTACATATGGATGTAATCTAAGTTGTTCACAGTCTAATTCATTAGTACAATTTTCTTCACCACAACTATTTGGAATAGGTGTACATATGTAAGGTATACGTGAAGGATCAAGATTTAATGTTCTATCTGGATTATTATTATCTTGCCAGTACACAGAATAAGTACAATCTGCATTATACTTTACAGCTCCTGTAATTATATATTTCTTTTTAAAATTTAAACATCTGTCATTTACTATTACTGTATATGAACAATCTGCTTCATCAAATATTCCTATTTCAGAATTTGTATCATCAGTAGTAAATACAACCCATTCAGTTCTATACTTGTGTAATAAACCTATAATAGTATAAGTTGCAGATGTACAATATTTATTAGACTGTTCATTACCAAGATTACCTTCATCACCTTTATGTGATGTATTAATAGCATTGATAGCATTAGTCCATACTCCTTCAGGCACAAAGATTTCTGAAAAATCTTTGACCATGCCTTTTATAAAACTATTTGTTTTTCCTGTACTTGAACCTTTAGTTGGTAAGCTATCTTGGTTTGTTGTATCTTCAGCCATTATAAATAATTTTTGAACATATTATAATAATTATGATATTGAGCTTTTCTGTTCATATCATGTAGTTTTTTCATCTCAGCAAAATCAGGAGTATTAACAAAAGACAAAGCATTGTTTCTTGCAGCTCTTAATTGACCACTCATTAGTTGTAAATGATTTTGTACAGGTTCACCTGCCATAAATAAGTTTTCAAATATACGTTGCTTTAATGCATACTCATAATACTCATTTGTATATGGATTATCTAATACAAGTAAATTACCATCATCATCTTCCATAACTGATTGGTAATTTAAAAATACAACTCCTTCATCAAAGTTAACATGTAAGAATCCATTCTTTAAATATGCATCATAGTAGTTACCTTTTTTTCTACCTAATCCTGTTATAAAACTATCATCCATTCTTGCATCATAATCTTCTCTACATTCAGGAGATAATGATTCAGTTTTGTATATATGAAGTCTTACAGGATTTCTGCTTTCATTTCTTCTACCATTTGTTGTGTAATAAACTCTAGGTGTACCATCTGCAGCACAGTCAAGTAATGCAGGACAAGTTCCTGAACCAGTACCAACAGTACTTATTTTAGCACCCATTACAACAATCTTAACACCTATTATTGTTTGAACTGATTCAGAGTATAGTCTTACATTGTCCATATCTAAAACAGTAACATCAAAATCTAGTAAACTACCATCAGTTGCAAAAGCTTGTATTACTACATTCATAGTATGTAACTGATGATTAATCACATTCATACCTAATGTAACATCTGTGTATATTGTAGATTGATTAACAAACCTTGGCTCTAAAAAGTTTTGAGCTAATATAACTCCTTCAAGAATACCTTCAGTATATGTTTTATTATAACTAGGAATTTCAGATACTAATCTATCTTCACATACTAAAGCAAAGTTTAACACATCCATGTCTTCTGGAACTTTACCCTTTCCTTTACGTATATCTATTATTCTAGACTTTTGCATGTTAATGCGCAATCCTAAATCATAGTTACAACGCATTGCAACTTTGATCATTTGTTGAGGATTTAAAAGACCTTCAAGATCATAAGTGTATAAATCAATTTTAACACTGTCCATTAAATCATCAAAGGTTCTATATTTAGGTTCAGTTAATGGCATGATATATTATTTTACAATGTTTTTATTATCTTGTTGATTGTCTTGTGGTACATTCATCATTCCATATAAGTCTTTTACAACAAGCTGTTCTATTTCTGAATATAAGTATTCTGGTATTGTAAACATAGTATCTTGTATGTAAGCACAGTCATCTGTAGTATCACAATTATAACGACTTATATCTCCTTCAAATAATCCTTCTATTCTTACTGCATCCCATTCTAAGTTAGGAAAATATACATATCCATCAAGATACCAATAGTATTTCTTTTTATTATACTTGAATGTTTTTTGATTTACCATTTTTTGGAACACAGAAGGGAATGTAGGAACTACTTCTTCTGAAAGGTCTATTGAGGTCACTGATCTAAATAGTGGTCCAAATATGCCTTCAAATGCGCGAGGCACTCTTTCTTTTGTACGCTTGAATGTACAACCTGTAGTAATGCAATGACATTGAGATTCAGCTCTATCTACTTCTATCAATTCAACAAAGTTTAATACTTGAAATACAGCATTAAACTTCATGATTTTATTTTGTATGTCTTGTCTTCTTATGAGCATTTTTGCATGCTTCATAACTAAAGAATACAAGTATCTATCAGTAAGGAATGCATCTTGTTTGGATCCCTTAACTTGATTACGTACTCTTGATAAAACTTCACCTATTGCTATCATAATCTTTATATGTCAAATTCATTATAATCTTGTAAAAGGTCTTTTGCTGATTCTTCTCTTTCTCTGTAATAGTTATCTCTATTAAAGACTTTTGAGATTTTCATGCGAGGATCAACTTCTACATATTTTTTCCAGTTAGTTGGATATGTTGCACTTACTGTTCTGCTAAAATCTCTAGTAGCATCAAATGCCCACAGTTCATGATTCTTAAACCTATACTTATTAGCAAAGGTTGTAAAAAATATCTTTGCTATATGTTGATCACTTTCCCAGTTTCTATGCTTTATTTTTTGCATATATTCTAGACTTGTTTTCATGTCCATGTTGTATCTCTTTTTAGCAGCAGGACATGTACCAATAAACATATGACCAATTTGTGATGGTAATTCTACACCATCTCTTTCTTCAATTACTGTTTTCCAAACATTATCATTAAAACAGTGTATGATGTTTTTTATTTCATCTGATGTAAGATGCTCATACTGAGGAAATTTCAATTTTAAATTTTCTATGAACTCAGCATTCAGTATATTACAACTTGTTTTTCTAAACCTAGGTGCATTTAAATCTGGTTTTCTTATTTCATTCATACAGTATACATTAAGAATTTACTAAAAATTATGTAGATATTAAAGGATTTTTGAAAGTATCTTATATTGTGAATACAAATTCAGATATCAAACCTTTGTTTGCTTCATGTATATGTATGATAGCTGCGCGTTGATTACCTGTCCATTTGTTATGATAATGATAATAATCTGATGAAGTTAGTGCAGGAATTATTCTAGTAATAAATCCTTGTTCTTCATTCTCAGTAATTACTTCTTTTGTTTTTCTACCATGATAATGTCCTGTATATAAGAATCTATGTTTAGAAGATCCCCACTCTTTTGGAAATTCAGTAGCAAATACTAAAGGATTATTTTTAGAAGATACATCACCATGCTCAATAGCAATCATGTTGTCATAGTACATTACAACTTTTCTTTCTTTGTATGTTGTGTTAAATACTATTTCTGGAGTAAGTTTAAACACTTGTGACACTGCATGTATCAAATGAAAAGAGGATAATCTATCATGATTGCCTGGAATAAATACAACTTCAAGATTATCACAAAAGTGTTTTATCTTACCTATTGCTAGACATATAGCATCAAATGCTTTCATGTATGCTTTAGTAGCTGTTTCTGAATTTTCTACAGGAGTTCCTTTTGTAGTAGTACCATCAAATGTGTCCATGTTAAGTGTATCTGGACCTATTACAAATACTATTTTTTCAAGATTATAATTTGAATATGCTTTACCTATTAAGTAGCATATGGCTTTATCCATAACTACACCCATGTTTTCATTACCAGGTTTACCAAAGTGTAAGTCTTGTAAAGAAATAACCCCACATACTTTTTCTGAAGATGTTTCATTTAAGTGTGCAGGGTTTATTTTATCATAGGTTGGTAGTTCATATTTAGACAACTCTTCTATAAAAGAATTTTGAGCTACTTGTTCTTGTGGAAGTCTTGTTATTAATGCTGATACTAACCATTTATTATTTTGTTCTTTGTTCCAAAACTGTGACAACTTCCATATCCTAGTATCAATGCCTAGTATTTTAATTATCTCATCAGGTGTTTTTGGTTCTGTACTAGATATACCTGTTATCTTACTTGTACCAGTATCTAAGTTCTGATGTGTTTCAATTACTTTAGATTCTTCATTTTTTTCTTTTAATATTTTACTATCAATATTTTTAAAAAAATTATCATCTAGTACTTGATCATCTGCTATATTTTTTATAACATCTAATGTTCTTTTCTTAAACCACATGTAATCATGAAAAGATAAACCTAGTCTGTCTGCTTCTTCTTGATTAGACTTTTTTCTTATTAATCCTTGGTAAACTAATTTGCTAATGATTTTCATATCAATTATTTAGAGTTATACAAATGTAGTAAAAAGTTTTTATAAAAAAACAACCCTCGCATAACAGCGAGGGAAGTTCCTCAGAATATGGAAAACCAACAAACCATTTCTGATAATATTAATAAAAATATGATGCAATATGATTAAAAAATATAGGTAATCCACCAGAAGGAGGTGTTGCAGTAAATGAATAAGTACCATTGACAGTTCCATCAGAGTTAAGAATATAATATCCTTTTGAACCACCTGGCGTTCCTAGATAAGTTGTTAAATATCCTGCAAATAAAATGCTATTGTCATTGAGAACACGTACATCATACCCACATCTACCTGTTGTATTAAGAGAAAAAGTTGGTAAAACTGTTGTATCATCAATAGTAAAAGATGTATCTTTTGATCCATCAATGTTAAGTTTAATTAAACCATTTGCTCTATCAACAGGAACATCAAAACTATTATACATTGCAAAATTACCTGTTACTAATATTCCATTTATATGAGGTACTATTTTATCTACAGATACTCCATGTTGTGTTGTTGTAGGTGTGCCATAATTTATTGTTCCATCTAGCCATGGTCTAAACCAACCTGAATTAGTAATAGCACCTAAACTTGTTATTGTTGCAAATCCTGATCCAGTTAAAAATTCTGAACTTGGAGCTTTATTTCCATTCTTTTTAATTTTAACAATATTATATGCAGGTGATCCCTTATAAGTATAAAAAGCTCCACCTGCATATATGTCACCTATTGCATCAACATATATTGTTTTTACAAATGAAGGAGCTATTATGAGTCCAGAACTAGTATCACGTTGAGATTGTTGTGCAGAAAAACTTGTATTTGTAATAGCAAATGTTGGATCAATTGTTCCATCTAAATTAATTCTTACTATGTTGTGTACTAGAGTAACTACATTAGTAGAACTTGTATGAGCATTAAATGCTCCTGCTATTACTAATTTTGTACTTAAAGGATCTGATTCATCAAATTGAATATCATATACACGAGGTTCAGGATTAATGACTGGATTAAATTCACCTATTCCTGGAATCCCTAATTTAAAATAACTTGTTGGTTTAATTGCACCTGTAGTAGCATCTAAACATACAAGATTTCTTGAACATGAGACACCTTTATATTTACCAAACAATCCTCCTACATATATAGTATTTGTAGGTTTATGATATTTTATTGCACGTACTATTGGAACATATGTTGCTCCTGTAGCTGGTCCAAATGCTTGAAAAGAGCCTCCTGCATTAAAAGTTCTATTTATTTCACCAAGAAATATTGAAGATGTAGAACTACAATTTAATTTTATTATAGCAGGTGATGAGTATGCACCATTTTGATCAGATACATTAATGTTTACTAGAGTACCAATAAAAATACCATCTTGTGCAAGTTCAGAAGTATAAAAAGTTGGATTATTAGGTTGTGTACCACTAGAATTATTTAAAACAGGAAATGCTGGATTAAGATCCCCAGCAGCACTTTCTATTTTTATTATACCTGATCGTGGAGTATTTACATTACCTAAAACAAATCTTAAAGGATCGCCATTACACAACTGAGGTTGAGGACATGGTGGTATTTCAATAATAAAATTTGTAGGGTCACTAGTTAAAGTTCCACAATTTGTAGTAATAGAACCATTGTAAGTTACACCACACACCCATGGAAAACTAAATGATGGTAATGAACTTGATAATGATGTAGGATTACCACCTGTAGCACTATATGTTAAAGTATAACCTACTGCGCCAGGTACAGCTGTAAATGTTACAAGTACATTAGTACCAGATATAACTACAGTAGGAGAAAGAGGTTGAGGACAACTTGGTTCACAACATGATTGCTGTGTAGGAGGTGATGGTAAACATACACCATTACCTGAAGCTTGTGTAGTTATAGTACAAACACGCGTTTGTGTACAACCTGCATTACAAGCACTCCAAGCTGTACAAGTCCATACACAATCAACATCTGGTGGTTGAACACAAGCATCTTGTGTTGATGATACCATTTCAAGATAATAAACTTCTATGTTTTCAACTGATTGCCACTCAATAGTTGTTGTACTAAAAGGATAAAAAGTATTTGTATCTAAAGTGCTCCATATTAAAGGATCTCCACCCATATTATCTTGAACTATAAAAACCCATTTTTGTTCAGTAAGATCGTATGAAACAGTAATATCTAATACTATTGGACCACCTGGTTCTGGTACTTCATATGACCAATTATAAATAGGATAACTTCCTTCACCTAAATTTATAGGCGCAATGTTTGCATAAAAAGTTAAATCTCCAAAATTTTCATCTGCCCAATAAAATTCAAAACAAATATTTACATCAGGACATGTTGTTGTCTGTGTAGTAATTAAATAATTATTACCTCCTTCAACAAAACTCCATCTTTGTGTAGTATTATTACTTATTGGTAAATAGTTACCACCATTATTTAATGTTTGATATAAAGCATTAGTAGTACCCAAAACAGGTGTTATATGCCATAATAATGTAGTACTGTTATACCAAACATAAAGATCAGAAGCTTCACAATCAAATTCTAACAAATAATATGGTTTACCATTAAACAAACCTGCAGGAGATTCTAATATTTGTGTAGAGTTAGGATCTGTGTCACATATATAACTACCAAAAGTAAAACATACATCTGGAACATCACATGGTTCATATTCAACTAAAGGTGGACAAGGAGTACCACCATTTGCAGGAGGAGTGATAATAGTTTTTTCACGTTTTCTTCTACCACATACTAATAACTCATCTTCATAATAACATTCACATGGACCCCATGGTCCCCATCCACTAACTACACAATTTTGTGGTATTTTTTCACAACAATCACATATAGGCAATGCATTATTAAAAATGTTTAATACTTCTAAGAAAGTCATTCCTGATTCTATACCCAAACAATCTATATCTTCACCTGTATATATTACACAAGCAGCATTATACTCATCACCACAAAGTCCAGATAAATCTGGAAGTGGTAATGGTGTTATAGTACCAGGACAATCAGGACAATCATTGCAGTTATTATTTGGATACATGCTAGTTTTATATTGTTAGTTTGATATTAATTATCCTCCATTATTAGGAAGCCATCCTAATGCCTCAGCAAGTTGTAAATTTTTTAGTAAGCCACCTGTTGTAGTTAAACAACAAGCATTTTTACACGTAATAATAGGACTTTCTAATGCTGCTTGTGCCCATTTAGTCCACTCTGATACACTAGATACTACTGTGTTACCATTAATGCAACTAACAACAATACCTAAATCAAGAATAGACAAAAGTAATTCTGTTAAATCATCTCCAGATAAATCATTTTCATCAGCAAAATCTAATAAAAGACATACAAAAGATTTTCCTTGTATTGTAGAATATTCTGCAATTCCAGTATCTAATATTCTTTCAATGTTTTCTGCAGAACCTACATACTCGTATAATTCTGTAATACATCTTTCATAGCAACATGGAGTTTCTGAAATAATAGGATCATCTCCAGGATTAACTGTTGCTCCTACAGCTTCTGCCCATGTTAAAAATATTTCTGCATTTGCAAATACATAAATGTTTCCACATTCAGGACAACATGTGTTACATTCTACATCAAAAAACCCTGCATCAAGGTATGTTTCTATGTTAGCTTTAATAGTGTTTAAATCAGCCATTTTATTTTTATTTTTATAATTAATATTAAGGTGTTGTACTTGGTAAAAGTGATCTGTTTAATAATGCTATTAAAGGATTCACACAAGTTGATACTGGATTGCTCATTTTATTTATTTTTTTAATTGTTAATAATCATTTAGATATTTCTTCTCTACCATCCTTTTTACTCATAAAATTCAGTTGTTGGTAACAGACTTCTATTTAATAATTCTGTTAATGGATTTTGACAACAATTTGTACAAACAGTAACACTTGATTCTAATTCTTCTGTTTGATCAGAAGTTAATGTTGCAACATTTTCATATGAACCATAACATGTAGGTTTTACAACTATTGTTAATGTAGAAACTTGTAAAGCTGCCATTGTACCAATTGTCCAAGTAGGTGCATTCCATGTACCATTTGTAACAGTATGACTTACCAATTCAAAACATTCATCTAATACATCTGTAACAATAACATTTGTAACATTTACATTAGTTGTATTAGTTACAACAATTGTAAATGTCAATTCAGAATTAACAACTGGAGTTAAATTGCTTGCTGATTTTTCAATTATTAAAATATCATTTAAACAACAATTACAAATTCTAGTTGCTAAAGTTTGTATAATAGTATTTATACTATTGTTAGTTTGAATACCTACACAAGTAATGCTTGGACCTGTATATATTACACAAGCACCATCATAATGTTCAACACAATTTTCACCTATACATATAGGAGGTGTAGGTGGAACTGGTGGTGGAACTGGAGGACAGCAATTATTACAGCCACATCCAGGATTACAATTAGGGTTAGTACAAGACATATATTTATTATTTATTTATTATTTTTTATTATACTCCACAAACTGGAAAACTACTTAAAGGATTAAACTCTGTATTCATATCATTAATTGATACTCCACAATCTAGTGTTGTATTTACTACAGTACATAAAGCAGTACCACAATTATTATAAGTTTCAGATTCATATGTATAAGTTCCTATTGAATTACCAGGAGTTATAGGTATTACTACATCTATATAAGCTGTTCCATAAAATGAACAACTTAAAACTGCATATCTTAATGTAACTTCAATATTATAAGTATATGTATTTGTTACTGGAAGTCCTGTAGTAGCATTTACTAATTCAACATCTGTTGTTATGTTTTGAGTTGTATATGCAACTGGTAAACCACTTTCAATACAATATGTAGTACCAGTTGGCAGGTTTGTTTGTCCAACATTAACATAAAATAATACAGCAGGTACTAATAAATCACTAACTACAGGTGCACCATTTGATTCACCACAAGAATATATTGCATGAACATACACCACATATTCTGTACCTAAAACAATACTTGTTGATGCTATATTTGTAGTAAAAGTAGTAGCTGAATAAGTATTATCAAATACTGATGGTCCAGTTGGTGCTGTACCTGTCCATTCAAACACTTCTATTCTATATCCTGTAGGTACTTCAATTCCAGATAAACTAGGTGCAGTCCAAGTAATTGTTGAATATGCTGTACCTACTGTTAACACTGTAACATTTTCTGGTACAGCTAATACACATGGTAATACAGGAGGTAATGAAAAATAATTTACAAGTTTATTTCTCATATCACATACAGTTAACCATAAATTGTTTATAGTATCTGCAACTGTTATAGGTGTATCAACCCATCCTGGTATACTACCCATTGTTCCTGTACCAAATAATACAGGCAAACCTGGTAATGAAGGGCATTGTGCATTTATTGCTGCAATTAATTGTGTAGATAAACCTACGCTGCTTTGTAAATTGCAATAAGATGCTTCTAAATTTGCAAAAGCATCTTGTATTAATAATGTTTGTCCTGGTGTAGGAGCACTTGCACATTGAGAAGTTACAAATATCTCATATGTATATGATTGTAAGTTAGCAACTTGAAGTTGTAAAGTTGCCACATTACTTGCAAGTATTGATACATTAGAGTTAATATTATTAATATCTAATATGACTGTACATATAGTATTTGCTAAATATAAAAGATAATCTGTAAAAAGCATTGTAGTTACAAGATCTCCATCTTCATTTGTAAAATATAAACATGGAGGTAAGTCTACATATGTATTTGATTCTGCATTACCTCCACCTCTTGCTTCATTTCCTGAACCAGAACCTGAACCTCCTCCATTAGCTTCTAAATAACAAACTTTATTTATAATAAGTTGTAATAGTTGCTTTAAAGTTTGAGGTTCTTCAACACCTGCTTGTATAAAACAAGCAAATTCTAGTGTTGTAACATCAAGTATATTTTCAGTAACATCGCATAATAATGTTGCAAGTTTAAATACAACTTCATCTATAGAATCTCCAGCACATAAATCTATACAAGGAATATTTGGACCCTGCCATATCACACATGATGTAGATATTTTAGGACAGTTATCTCTATTAGATCCTGGAGTAGTTATTGGTGTTGCCATTATATTGTATTTATTTTTTCTTCAAGTTTTGATAAACTACACGCAGCAGGCATTACGCATGCACACAATTCCATTTCTCTTCCACGTATAAGAAGATTGCGTAAGTCATCTGCAAATTCTTCATCAATAAGTGCAGAACAAGTTTTTAATCCATAACGCTTTCTTTTATAAGATGCGTATACAGATTCAGCAAATACTTCATTTATACGTATAAGAGCATCCATCTACTTGTTTGTTTTATGATCTTGTAATCTTTGATTGTTGCTATTAACAACTAATGCTTGTTCATATGTGCTTAAACAATTTACACATACTGATGCACCATTTGATGCTTTTCTTGTTTGACAACCACAACCTAGTTGTGCTTGACAGTTACTACATTGTGCCATTTGGTTTAATATTTAAAGGTTATTAATGATTACATGTTACGCAACATCCTGTTAAATACTTGGCGAGAAGCTTTTCTGCATATGTATACATCTCTACTGCTTGTGTTGGAGCATGGCAATATTCTGCCTTTGCTTTTGCTGCATCAATATACATCTTGATATATCTCAAATCATGCATTTTTTGATGTTGTTCTGCAGTAGGTTCACACGCTTGCAATTGAATTTTACATACCTCTCTATAGTAAGTATTCATTAAATGCGTTACTCTTAAATGATAATATTGTACATACACTAAATCATTTGGTGATACACTGTATCTTATTGTATATAGTCCATCAGGAAATGTTCCAGGATCAGTATTTGCTGCTGTTATACCTAAATCTGATGTAGACAAATTTAATATAAAATTTGGTGCTAAACCATCATCTTCAGTATAATAAATTGGAATAGAAAATCCTGGTAAATATATGTCAAGTCTAGGACAATCAATATCAAGTCCTTCTCCATATACAGATGCATCTAATATTCTTATAATATTTTCACAAGCTGTATCTGGAATGTCTAATGCAAGGGTGTGTTTAATTGCCATAACTGGTTTATTATAAGTATCATTACAATAAGAATTTACAAAAAATATTTTAATAAAACAAAAAGAGGAAGCAAATTAATACTTCCTCTTTTATATTTATATACTTTGCAGTATTATGGTTGCAATACAAGATTTACATCATGATTGTTTGCAGAGTCTAACAAGTTTGTAAAGATACCTTCAAAAGTAGCATTACGTGTTGCAGTAACAATTCTTACCAAGTATTGATCATTATCCATCATTCCTGTTGGATTAGCTTTACGTGGAACACTGTGTAAGATGTTGTAAACAACATATTTGTTACCACGTGTAATCTCAGTGAAAGGATTATAATCAAGAACCTCTCTTAAACGTGGATCTTGGATCCATGGTTCTTGTTGGTATCTCTTAGCTAAGATTAACTCTCTGATAAGAGTTTCACCAAAACCTCTACCTTGGATAGCTTGTTGAGTTTCAGTAGGAACAAAACATTGAGCTAAACATTGGTTTCCTAATGGATCTAATGCAGTAAGAGAAGCGTAGATTTCAATTGGTTGTAATTCTACGTGATCTCTTGGAGCAAAAGAACAGTCACCAAATACAGTATCTACATAAGCACCAACAATTTCTAAGAAAGACTCAACTGTGTCAGGAGCAGTAGCACCTGTTAAAGGAACATAAGTTGCAGAGCTAATTACATCATAAATTTTTGGAGTTATAATAGTAGTTGTAACATTACTTATAGCAGTTGAACTTGGAGTTTGAATAGTATCAGCAGCAACTAAAGCAACAGCACCAGAACCAGTAGCAGCAGTGTAACTTGAAATTACATAAGCAATTACAGGAGATGTAGAACTAATAGGAGTAGATGCAACAGTTTGTGAAATGTTAACTAAGAAAGTTGAACCTGTACCACCACCACCAGATACACGAGATACAATAGTTGTACCAGCAGCAACACCAGTTCCAGTAAGTACTTGACCTACAGAGAAGATTGTGTTAGTTGCAGTACCTACAGTAAACAAGTTACCTGCAATAGTAGAACCAGTTGCAGAAGTAGCAGTAGTTGGAGTAAACACAACTCTATCACCAGCAGCAATACCTGTTCTATCAGATACTGTCAATGCATTTGCAGCAGTAGCTGTAGCTGTAGCACCAAGACCTGTAGACAATAATACTCTGTTCCATACTCTACCTTGTACAAAATCTTTAACAGTTGGGTATAAAGCCAATCTGTCTGCCCATCCTAACAATACAATGTTTGGATCTACGTTGTTGTTAGATGAATCACAGCATCCTGTGTCAGCATCTAATGTAAAGTAAGCATTGTGAGTTAAGAAACGCAATGCAGGAGAACCTTTAAGATCAAGTCTTAATCTGTAAGTAGTGTTACAAGTAACAGCACATCCAGCAGTAGCAGCTATTTGTACAATATCTTGTACTGGATTAGATGGTTCAGTTACATAGTATGCACTAATGTACTTAGGGTTGATCCCTTTTGATTTTACTGATTCTTTGTAACCTCCATGATAAGGTCCCAATTTATCAACAGTGTGATAACTTCCTTGTGCAATATACACTAAAGGATTTACTTGATAAGCATTTGTAGTTAATGTTGCATCAACAGTCAAGTTGGTGTTAGCATTAAATACACCTACTTGTCCAGCAGTTAAAGCAGAACTAGCAATACCAGTTGTTGTCTGGAAGCTTCCTGCTACGAGCATTTTTTGAAATGCATGTGGAAAATAAGCCATTTTATAAAATATTTAAGGTTAATAATACATTTATTATTTAAGGAATAGTAATTTATATTTAACACTATTCATTGTACTTTTGATCATATCAAGGTCATTTACAATTTCACTGTATGGCATAACTGCCTGCAATGAACAAACTTGTTGACACAATTCTCTTATATAAGATAATGATTCTTCTACAGAATTCAAAACTCTTGGAGCAGAATCTTCATAATTTAATAATTTTTCTGCAGCACCTTGGAATCCTTCTGCTAAAGTATCAGCATGTCCTGGTAATGCATCATATAATTCATTCAAAGCTTTGTGTCCTGCATATGATCCAAGACCTGTAATCTTTAAGTGCATTTTATGAAAACTTGTTGCTGCATTCATTAACTCAGTAACACAAGCAGCAGTTTGTGATTCAAGTGAAGATCCAGCTGAACTTGCTGGTCTTTTTAATTTATATGATCCTGATGTAAAGTCCATAGTGTTTAAGTATTAGTTGTTGAGTTTTGTTTGTTTCTTTGATATTGCATTATTGACTCAATATCACCAGCCAGTATTGCAGCAGCTTCATCTACTAACATTTCTGCAATGTCATCTTTAAATTCACAAGTAACATCTGCAATTGCTGGAACTCCTGTTGAAGGATTTACACAGTTTAGAAATGCTACTTCTCTTGGTTTTCTATAATAGTATAACACAGCATTTGCTAATTCAAACTCATCATTTGTGTATACTTTTATTTTATTACTAGACAATGTGCAAAAGGTTTCACCCCATTCAGCACTTGGTTGTCTAAAATTATCTGTAAGAAGATTATCTACATCTGCAACTTGTGCAAGATATACAGTCATTCTTCTAGGTTCAATACAACAATCTGATATAGAGTTTACTGCAAACCTTTTAAAATATAAATAATTAACTGGTAAATTACCAGTTTCATAATAAAGATCACGTTTGGTTAATACTACAGGATTTGCTAAAGTATCTGTAAGTAGTATTTGAATGTCATCTATATTCATCTTAGAAGATTCATCACCTTCTTTAAACTGGTTTGCACCATGAACTTGTCTGCGCACCCACTCTAATTGTGCTTTATTAAATGCCTCACTAACTTGCCAGCACTCTATGTTATCATAGTCTAAACTAGCAAGTTTGTTTAAGCGTTCTTTTATCTTTATTTGTAATAAAGCATTTGTCATGTTTATTTCTTTTTAGACTTTATTTTTTTCTCTTGTTTAAGCATCTCAGCTGTAGGTTTCTTTCCAGAACCTTTGTTAGCTCTAATATTATCCCAAAGACCTCTTTGAGAAGTAGAACCATCTGCGCGTTTAATCATTTGCTTTGCCATGACTTATGCTTATTAACAACCTCTACCACTTTTTTTAATACTACCACCCATCTTTTTTACATTTGGTGTAGCAATACTTTTTGAAACAGGTATAATAGGTTGTGGTTTATTTACTTGTTTTTTAGCAAATTTTGAATCTGCATCTAATTGTTTTTTATTGAATGACATGGTATATATGTTTTAAATTATGAATTCCAATACTTTTCTGTATTTGTAATAACATCTAAAAGAATTTCTTCATTCAAAGGATTCTTAAGATACATTAAAATGTCAGAAGGATTTTTACCTAACATAGAACCTGACTTCATATGATAGATGTTACCATCACCTCTTGTTGCAATTAACTTATAGAAATTAGCATCTTTAATAACAGCTCTTAATTTTAGAGTTTCCATATCTAATGCACATATATCCAAGAATTTTTGTGCAGTTTGACGCTTATTAACTTCTACAGTTTCACCACTTATATACTTATCCATGTTATCATACAACACATCAAGTGGTGTAGATTTTTTGTATTGTGTTGAATTTGGATCAACTACTTTACATACATAGAATAACTTATTTGTATTCTTATCAAACATTTTTTGTAACTCAGAAAATGCTTTGTTTTTAAGTTTCTTAAGTTCTGTTTTGATAGATGCAGTTTCTTCAAACTTATCTAAATAAAACTTATATCTAGGAGCCTCAGCTCTAGCATGTTGTAATGATTTTGCAATGATACTGAATCCTCCATGCTCAATAGCTCTTAACTTAATAAGATCATAAGGATCATTTGCAGCATCTAAATACACTGGATCATTACTACATCTTAATGCAATCTTACTCCAAAACTCATCATTGTTTGGTCTAAGTAATTTTACTTTATTCCAAAAATCAGGATCTTTAGGATCAATAACATTTGCTGCTAATTCTTTTTCTAATTGAGCAACAGTGTTTCTAATGTCTTTGATAAACGCTTCTCTTTCTTCTTCAGGTAAGTTTTTTACCTCTGGAGCAAACTCATTAAGTCCTGTAACATATCTTTTGATACCATTATTTTCAAGACATATGATTTGTTCTTCATGAAAAATACCTTCAAATAATACCATGTTGTATTTTTCTAAACCCATGTTTTCATTTATGTTGTCAACAAAAGGTCTAATTGTAACACTGCTGCCTCTTTTTAAAGACTGATGCTTGTCTATCATTGTGATTTCCATCTGTAATAATTTAAGTTGTTGTTTTTTTCTTTTCTCTGTTTTTTGTAACTACTAGTTTAAAGCTCCTAAACCACGTCAAGGTTGTTACATCTTAGGAGTAGCACCTGTATTTCTACAGGTACAGAAGTAGACCATGTCAACTTCGGGGAGAGAGGGTATCTCTTTAACTTGCCATACTATGTACAAGTTACAAATTTATGCTTTTTTGTACTTTGTTGGTGACACAGTAGCTTTAGCACTTTTCTTTACAGATTGAGGATTTGTAGCTTTCTTTACTACAATGTTGTTCCCCATTACTGCTTTATTTTTACCTGTTGCCATTTCTTTATTGTTTATAATTAATCAAATAAGTTTGTAAAGAATCCTTTTTCTGTAAGATCTTCAGGATTTCTTTTTGCTCTTTCTTCTGCTTTTGCAATTTCTGCACTAGTAAATAGAATGCATCTTTCGTTTCCTCCATCTGCATCTTCTACTTGAACAGCAATATAACTTTCAGAAGAACCAAATTTTCTATCTATATTCTCTACAGATATCAATCTTCCTTTAACAACTTTTGCACTCATAACTTTTGGTTTTAAAAAAAGACCTGGGTGCTGTTCTTATGGTAAGCACCCAAGTACATTTTTATTTATTAGAATGATCCACCAGTTACAGGGTTTCTCATAACAATTTTTAATACTTTGGTTGGATCTTTAACCCAGATACTTGGCATAGTTTGAGTCATAAATACTCTATAACCATTGAAGTTTCCAGAAGATGCAAATCCTTGAGATCTACCCATATAGTCCATAGTACCATTTTGGTAGAACCATTTCAATTGATTATCCCAGCTTAATTTCAACAAGAAGATGTTGTCATTAGTGTTGTCAGTGATATCAAATACAATGAAGTTGTAAGATGATAATGGGTATCCATCAATGATTGGATTCTCAATATCATTAGTGTGAACATTGTCAAATGCTGGGTTCAATACAAACTTAACATTTGCCAAGAATGGAATTGTATAGCTTGTGAAAGCAAATCCAAAGTTCAAGTCCATTGCATTTTTACCAGAGATAGCACCAACACCAGACTGATCCATGTTAGCAATTAATCCAGTAGTACCTCCAATAGTTCCTGAGAATGCTTCTTTTTTGATAGCCTCATTAACCATTCTCATACCAGCCATACCAGTTTGAACAATAATTTGTCTATTTGGATCTGGTCCTTTAAATTCAACTTTACCATTGTAGAAGTTAAAGATTTCTGATCTGAACAACTCTAAGTTGAAAGAACCTTTGTTGTAGATTCTTTTGTAAGAGTTATCTAATTGAGACCAAAGTCCTACTGATAATCTGATATCATCTGGACCATCTTGTTTAATTCTACCACCTTGTCCCCACATTAAGTAAGTTTCAATGTCATTAGCTACTTTAGATAAGTGAGCTGCTTCAAGATTAGTAACAAAAGATCTTGTTAAATTTCCATTGTCATAAGATTTTTTGATCCAATCTTTACCCATTGATTTTACCATGTCATCAATCTTAGTGATAGATGGATCAAGGTTTTTATCAAATGATCTCCAGATTTCAGTTACAGGAACTGTACCATCTGCATTAAGACCACCTTTCATCATCATGTCAGCACGAGATGAAATAGAATAGTGTACGTGAGCTTCAGCACCTCCTACAAAGTTGTAGTACTCTCTGAAACCATTTTGTAATTCTCCTATGTCAGAGAATCTTTCTCCATACTCACCACGAGCAGAACCTTTTCTGAAGAATTTAGTACCTGGTTTAAGATACTTTTTGTCTAAGGTAGCTGTGTTGTTGTTGTTTACTAATTGTACTGTATAGATGAAACCATCTCCTGAAGGAAGGATGTCTTCACTAGGTACAATGTAAAGTTCTAGACCTTTATATTTGTCATAAGTGATGATATCACCTGATCCAAATATACGTCTGTTAATTTTGATTTTGAAGAGTGTACCATCAGCTCCTAAAGCTGTTTGTGTAGGTTCAACATCTTCTACAATGTAAGGAAGATCTTGTACAATTGGTGTTTGCCATTTGTACTCTCCACGAGCATTGTCTACCATAATGGTGTTTTTACCACCAAAAGATGCCATCTGATAAAGAGGCATTTCTACCTTTTGCGTCATTGCCCATAAGTCAACAGGTCCTAAATCCATAGGCTCTGAAGTCTTAAGCATATTTTGCAAATGGTAAGAATCTACATGCGAGCTTACCTTATAGGTAGTGTCACGCAAAAAGAGACCATTGTTTAAAACTGGAGTACTCATTTGTAATAATTAATTAAGGTTAATGTTATCTTTTAAATATATTTGTTTGTCTTGTAATCTTTCTTGCAGCTGGTCTTTGATCATCATCATCATCTCTTGTATAAGAAGAAATCTTTCTTGCTTCTTCTGTTTTAAGTTTTCTAACTGTATCTGCAACCACCTCATTCTTTGCTTGCTTTCTTACATTCTCTTTATAATCTTCTGGATCAGAAAGTAACCATAAAGTTTCAGCAATTAAATCATATCTTGGTTTTTCACCAAACTGATATTCTTCCAACAATTTACCTAACATGTTTGTAGGTCTTCCTGAAATGCTTTCATACTTTACAGTAGTCAATTCATCCCATAGCATTTTTTGTCTTTTACCATCAATCTTTACACCATTCAATTCACCTGGTTTTAAAGTCTCATATATGTTGTGCATATATGCTTCTTTTTTAGCTTGCTGTTGTCTTTTAAAATGTTCTTGTTGAGCTAACTTAGCTTGTAACATTTCTTCTTGCAAATCATCCAACTTAGGTTTAAACTGATTTGCTTTTTTAGATAAGTTACCAGCTTCAAACCATTCTTGAATCTGATCTTCAATTAATTCTTGATCACCATTTCCAAATCCTGTAGCTTGTAAATATTGTCTAACAATCATCTCTTGATGCTCTGGTTGTCTTACATCTAATTCACGAACTTCTTCAACATATGCTAGTGCTTTAAATAAACCTTTTAAATCTTGTCCACCTTTAGCAACATACTCTGCAGCATATTGTAATTCTTCAGGTAAACTTTCAAAGAACTCTTTTGGAGTTTTTGCAGCAACATCTTGTTTGATACTATCAACATTTGCTGTCCACAATTCCTCAACATCTTTTTCTGATAGACTTCCTAAGTAATCATCTAATGATTGTTTAGTTTCATCATAATCATCAAAAGCAAACATTTCATTATTTTCAATTCTTTTCTTTAAGAATGAAACTAATCCACTTTTGTCTGTTTTAGTTCTGCCACCTTTTTTCTTAGGTTCATCTTCATCATCAAATTCATCACCTGTTTTAAGTGTTGTATCTAATTCATCAAGAGCAGAATCTACAATTTCTTTATCATCTTGCTGATCATTATCATTCTTATCTAAGAAATCAAGATTAACAGCTTTGTTTTTTGCAGTAAATAAGTTTGGTTTTTCATCTTCATCATCTGAAGTTACCACACTATCTGCACCAGGCATTGGTAAAAAATCATCAATGTTTTCAATAATTACGTCTTCTACCTGAGATTTGTTGTTTTCTGTATTCATCTGTTTAATAATTATTAGTTCTTATTCTTCTTCATATATAATCTACCAATTAAATCTGAAAGATTTAACAGTAAGCTATTTTTATTTTTACATTTTTAACACTATAACGCTATGACTTCTTTTTGTCATATTTGTTTTTATTTATTGATGCAACTTGTACTTGTTTATCAGCTATACTTTGACGCACTTGTAACTCTTTGTTTTTTAATGCATTCTTTTCTTGATCATTTATTTGTTGATTAACTTCACGTGTTCTAGCCAGTGATTGGTCAACTTGTTTTGCATTTTTCTTATCAAGATATTCTAATGTATCTATATAATCTGATTGTTCATTTGCATTAAGATCTTGTGTTGCAGTATTAACAGATGCTCTAACTTCAGCAACACGCTCATTAGATTCTCTATTAAGTTGATTTTGTTCTGCTATAAATCTTTGTTGAGATTCTTGTCTTTCAGCAGCAGCTTGTTCTTGCATTTGAATTTGTTCTTGTTGTGCTTGTTGATCTTGTTGACGTTGAGCATTAACTTTCTCTTCAATGTTTTTAAGAGTATGATCAATTTCAGCAAGTGAATCAGCTTTGATAAGATTACCTAAATCATATATAGATGCACCAGCAGTATTGTTAGATAATGCTAATGATCTAATTTGTTCTGTGATTTGTTTTTGATTTACTTTTGTAGATGTAAATATGTTCAACTCTCTTGCTAATAAATCTGTACCATTAATTTGGAAGTTTATTTTTTCATCAAGAGATGTTACATATTGTAATCTTATACTAGGTTTTGTACTATGATAGTATTGAGCTAAGTCTGTACGCATCTGATGTACTCTTGGCATTAAGTATTCTGAGTGATTTACAAAGTACATTTCTGTTTGTGAGTAACTCATGTTGATAGCTTGCTCTATACCTGTAGCAGTTTCTTGTGCATTTACTGCACCCATACGCTGAGGTGTAAGACCAATAACTTCAAATGCTTGTTGCTTAAAGTAATTAGATAACTGTATTCTAGACATTAACCTTTGAGTTTGTTCAAGGTTAAGTACTTGATAATGTTGGAAGTTTAATCCATTCTCAGTATTTGTAATAGATGTATCTAAAGGTAACATTTGAAAATCTTTCATTGCTACATATGCTTTAGCCAAATTGTTCTTACCCCAGTCTTCACCCATTGAGTGACGTGGTAATGCATTCTGATCAAGCATAATAACTGTACCTAACTCATCTACTAAGATATCTGCAATCTGATTATTAGTAAGATTATATCCAATTTGAAATGGTTTCATCTTGTCTACAAGCGCGCGCGAGCGTGAGTTTCTATCATGGAATACAGAACCTTCAACAGGTAACTTGCAACCATATAAACTGTTATCACCTTTAAACTGAAACTTCAATGGATGACAATTTAGATACAAAGGTTTGAATCCCATGTTATCATTGTTACCATAGAATGATGGTCTGTTAGGACCTATCTTTACACCACCCCATACTTGGTTAATCCATATCCAATCAACATGATCTCCAAATATAAGAGTGTCTCTTGATTTACCTTTTATAACAGAATTGTCATATATAGGTTTTTCTGTTACTTTAAAGTTTTCATCTACAATCATTTGATGCATTATTCCTTCATCATCCATTCTTGTAAGATGTCCTAACATTCTTTGAGATTTCCAATATGCTGTAGTAACACGTAACAAAGAGTAATTACTAAAGTCCATTAAATCTTCAGACTCATTAAGTATTCTATATATAATGTCATCACCAGTATTAAGTACTGCATCTCTATGTGCTAAGAACTGACGCATACCTAATGATGGACCCTCAACATTCCAGTCATGTGATCTTGTAGAGTCATAGAATGAACCATCATTTTGTACGCCTGGTAATGCATATCCTGCAGATTTAACAGGATATATAGCTTCTAACTGTTGCATTTGATCTTTAGTCATCATGTATCCATATCTATCTATGATATCAGATATGGTCATTAAGTCTACTCTTCCTACCCAGTTAGATTGTGATATGTATCTTGCTTCAGGTGATTTATGATAGAATGTAAGAACAGGGTTCCATATCTCAATATCATAATCATCTTCATTCAATTTAAAATGCCAAAACTCTCTATCAGTAATAAGCATATCTCTGAAAGCCATGTTCTCTAATTCTTTCATATAGAATCTTTCAGTATCTACTGAGTGCTGGTGAGCTGCCCATTGTTCTACCATAGATCTATAATCTTTTTTAAAGAACTGTTCTATTTCTGGTAAAGTCTTAATGCTTTCTGGAGACATCATCTGTTGAGCTTGTTGAGCTTGCTCTTGATTGTTTGGGTCTAATCCCATCTTAGCAATGTTCTCTTGCATTTTTTGCTCACCATATGCCATAAGAGTTTCTTCAATCATTCCTCTTTTAGCATCAAGCATCTCATTAAAAGAAGTATCATCTACAGCTCTGTATGTAATCTTATCATTTCTTTTAGCAAATTCACCAGTAAGTACATTGATTACATTAGGTATAATAGGAAAGAACTTTAATTCAAATGCAGATAAATCTTCTTTTGTAAGAGTATCTATTAGTTCTGCATACTCATTATCTTCTTCTACTATATAGTCTGTTTTATCTATGATACCATTTGCAAGTTTATAATTTTTTAACAAGCGTCTTGCATTACGTCTTAACTGTTTAAGACCTTGCATTTCTAACCAATCTAGATTCCATGCTGCCCATTGCTCATTTTTTTGTGAAGCAAGCAAAAACTGAATAGGCTGGGTAAGTGTACCCATTCTATTATATTCTGTAGTAGCACCTCCTTTAAGCTGAAGAGCATTATATAATTTTGGCATGTTGTATGTTATTTAAAATTTCTAAATGGATTGCGTGGTTTTGTCATACCACTATTTATGCTTTTATTTTTTCCTATATGACGAAAAGGACTCACTTGTAATTTAGCATAATTATTTGACTTTTGCAAATTATCATCCTCTCTTTCAGTGCGTTTTACATATCCTCTGTTGGATTGTTGTACTTGTGCAAATGCAACCATAGCACAAAATGCAACCAATCTATCCACGTTTAGTCCATCTCTGTATGCTTGCATTTCTTTCAACAACATTATATCAGGTATTCTTTCAATACCATATGTTGTTTTTACAATTGTACCATCAGGTTTTGTTTCATGATCTAACTCTTCTTCAATAAATTGTTGTGCATATGATACAAGATTAGTCTTGAATAATGTGCTAACATTTCTCCAGCCATATTCTTGAAACACATTTGTATTACTTTGCAATTCTTTCAAGAATAATATTTGACTTTTAGGCACTAGATACTTTTGTTTTCTTTTAGCAATCATATACTGAATAAACAAAGATATGTTATTTTCTACTATTGTCCAGGCATTATACCATTCAATAATAAGCTCTAGTCTTTCATGTGTTTTGTTAAGGTCATCAAACCTGCCACACCATGCTGCAACAATCTTGTCTCTTTCTATGTATGAATCTATTGTACCATCAGCCTTATGTTTGGTAATTTCTTGTGATGTCTTATATACAAATATAGAACACAATGAGTCTGAGGTAGTTGTCTTTCCTTCTGCAACAGGGTCAATAGATGCGTAGTACATTCCAAAGGTTGGATCTTTTGCAGGTCTTTCCCATACAACAAGTACACCTTCTTTGTTTTCTGTTTTTGCTGATATAGGAAATTCTGATATAGGAATCTTTTTAGATTCTTTTGCAGTGATAACATTATTTTCACCTCTAGATAATTCTAGAAACTCTTTATAATATTCACCATCTTCAATTCTTCTTATCTGTGATACAACTAATGAAGGATTAAACTTAGCAGCTTTTCTACTTGCAAATGCTTCTTCAATAGTTATAGGATGCTGAGATATACGTAGTTGATAATCATCAGGTTTAAGATCTTTCTTCCATTGCAATCTTTCTTCCTTAATCATGTCTAATGCCTTCTCTACTAGAGAGTTACCATACTCATCTATACATGGAATCATTGACCATTGCTGAGGTATGAATAAAGCACACTGACCTTTTGTACCTTTATCATCTAGTAAATCAGTTTCAACAGCAAGTACATCTTTACTGTTTGGCATCATTAATATTTCTCTTAAAGGTTCACATTGATCTAAATCTCCAACAGATCCTGCAGCTACAAATTGTCCAGTATATACCATACCAGACTTCATTGCAGGAAGTAAGTACTCTAAGGTTTGATTCATTTTAGGGGCAATACCTGCCTCCTCGTGAAAGAAAAAAGTACAAGGACCTCCTACACCATTTGTAGGATCTTTGTCTAATATAAGTCCTAATAATACAGATTTTAAACCTATATCTCTTTTTCTACCACCTTGATTTATTTCAATCTTTTGTTCCCAGTTAAATATCTTATCTGGAGTACAAGGTCTATACCAACCTGTATATGTATTAAGAAAGTTTCTGTATTCTTCAAGAAAACGCCATGTACCTTTCTCACCAATATAGTCTTTTAAAGATCCTGCTATCTTATTGATAGAACCTTCTTCAAACCAAAAGTAGTTTATCATTTTTGCACCATGATAATAACTAGATGCTATCTGACGTTTCTTTAATATAACAGCATGCTTAGAACTATGTCTGCCAATCTCTTCATACATTGCCATATGATACTGAGCATCTCTGACACTAGCAAATCCAAACTTAGATATCTCTTTGTTATATATAGGTAGAAAGTTTAACCACATGTAATAATCTCTAGTAAGATACCATGTGTTTTTTGCATTCTTAAATATTACACCATTTCTACATTTATCTTTTTCAGTTTCCCAATAGTTAATATAGTCCTTTGAACGCATAGGTGCATAACAATATACCTTGTTATTTTTTTCAAAGTTTTTTGCCTGCTCATTAAACTTATATGATGTTTCATCAAATGCATATTTACCTGGTTCCTTAAACAAGGACCACATAAACTTTACAAATTCTTCTTTTGTTTCAAAATCTGTGTGTGACCATACATCAGTTGTATCATCATATGTTGGTACAGATATATACATTCTTATGATTTGTTTGGAAATTCAAAATCAAAAAGTTGTATCAATAGACTTTCAAAAGAAGGGTCTCTATATATTCTGTGTGTTGGTTGAGTACCATTCCAATATGCTGAATGATCTTCTCTATGAAAAGCTGTCCAAAGTTCTTCATGATGGTTATAATGAAATAACCAGTTGTATAATTTTTGTTTTTCCATAATGTTTACATTTGATCGTATCCTAAGTTTTGCCCTCCTCTTACAGAGCTTTTTTGTTCTTCCATTAAATCTTTATAAGCTCCTCTAAATGAGAGTCTTATTTGTTCAAATTTTGCTGCTGCATTTACAATAGAGTTTATATTACCATCTCTACCAGCAGTAATTTCACTTGTTTCCATGTAAGTAGCTAGTTTATCTAACATAGTTTTGATACCCATGTACGCACGAAACGTAGGTGTTTGGTAAAGCTTTTCACAAAACTGTCTAGCAGTAATGATAGTGTCATCTTCCAAACTAAAATTAACAGTAAGCTGCGAAAGTATAAGTTCTTCTTTTTCATGTTCTGGTGTATCAAAATATGGATTTAAATCTGGGTTAGGACATGTCATATAAAACAGATATGCATATACATTATGATAGTCATCAGGATATTCATCCATGATTGTCCTTAAATCTCTTAATGTGTAGCAATGTTCTGATGGTACAACTTGTCCATTATTTATGTCAAATAATCTAATCATTCTTTTCTAAATTTATGTTATAATAAAAAGAATCTCCATCTTCACTTACCCATCTATCTGAGTAAGATTCTACAGATTCAAGATTATTATCTACTTTTATATTTTTCTTTTCTATAGGAAAATCTTGTGTTACCCAGTTACTGTCTTTCCAGTATATTCTATTATTTGGTTGACACAATAAATATCCATCATCAGAAACTAATATATGTCCACATTTATAATCACTTGGTTCATCACTATATGGATTGTTAAACCAATCTATAGTAAACATATATGTTGCCCAAACCTTTTCATTATTCTTTAAAACTACTTGGCATCTTTTTCCATTTAAGTAATCAAACTTTGTAGCTGTTACATTTTGAGAAAAACAATCCCACAGTTGTTTATAATGTGAAGGTATATCTTTAGTAGGAACCTTTAAAAATATTTCTGATATAGGAACTCTACTTCTAAGCATCCCATAATCTGTCATTATGTGAAATGTTAATATCTTGCCTTCTACAGATTGTATTGCAAAAGCATACCCATTATGATATGTATTCTTATCTTTTTCATCTTTTGTAAAATGAGAAAGTCTAACAAGACATTTAAATGATGGTATATTTGAGTTTAGCATTATTTCTTTTTTACTTTGTCTTTATTATTCTCATACCATTTAAGCAATGCAATAACTTCACTTTTAAGATATGGCAGTTCATATATTTCTATATCTCTGATTATTGGCTCACCTTGATCAGATAACTTTGTTATTGGATAACCAAACTCATCTGTTTGTTCTTCCTCTTCAAAAGTAATATGATGAATAATAAGCTTACCTGCTTTTAAATTAGGATTATGCTTCAGTATAATATACATATAAATACTTAACTGTAGATTATAATGATTTAAATTACAGTCATCTAAGTGTGCTACAGGACCTAACATTTTTTTAGAAACACCTTCCCAATTAACAAAAGAAGTTTTGTCAATCTTTTTATTAGTCTTATAATCAGTTATATGCACAGTATCATTTACAACCTCAACTAAGTCAGATTGTCCACATATACCTGCAGACTTTAGATACACCATATGCTCAGGGTATATACCATTGATTAACTTCTGTAAAGGAGCTAACTTTTTTCCTGTACCATCTAAAAGAGGTTTGATAACTGGGAGTTCTACCTCATGTCTTACAATAGTATTGCAACCTACAATGTCTTGTTCTCTTTGATCATGATACCAGTTACCTAATGTACATGCTCTTTCTGATTCTTTTTTCCAAGTAGCTTGAATCATTGCTGGTGACATACCACGCCACTTATTTGTTTTCTTTTGATTTTGAGAACATTTAAGTGCAATTGCTTCAGAATCAAATGGTTGTTTCAAAGCACCAAGTAATGTTGTTACTGACACCCATTTAGTTTTATCTTGTGGATCTACTGATATATAAGAATGTGTTTGTGCTTCAAATACTATTGCCATGATTAGTTAATTTTTAGTTGCTGATTTACAATAGCTTCTTCTTCTTCAGTAAGTTCTGCTTTCCAAAAACCTCTTGGACAATCAGAAGATAAAGATCTAGTCTTTAATTTTAAAGAACATCCACACTCTCCACAACATGGTTGTGTACCAGGTACTGCACACTTAGAACCTTTTGTGTCTATAAACTCACAAGACCTACATATTTCATTTCTAAAAAATGCAATGTCTTCTACATGTTTAGTTTTAAAGATATTATTCTTTACACCTTCTGCAATTTGATTGCGTGATTTCCAAATTTTAATTAGATTTTCCATCTTTGTATATTTGTTTTTTAAGTTTAACTTCTTCTCTTCTTTCTTGTTCTTGTTGCATTCTTTCTTGTAGTTTTGTAAGTCTTTGTATTTCAGCGCGTTTCTTTATGATTAACTCATATGTATGCACTGTTATATGCTCATCTTTTTCAATCTTGTTTACAAAGTTTTGATGCTTTGTTATCATGTCTACTAAAGATTTCTTTTTAACTACAAAAGTTCCCAATCTGGGAACTGCAATATATGGATGATCTGCACTAGATAACTTTCTTTGTAGTGTTAGATAATAATGTGATACAATATCATCTACCATATCCACTGCAAAATCTAAATCTTTTGCAGTCATTTCTACTATGCTTTTACGCTTTATTGGATTCAACTGCTAAATAATTATAGTCTAACAATATATTACCTTTAGATTGTATATCAATATCAGGATTAAGTACAATTACTTTTCTACCTGTTTTTGATTTTACAATTATCTTTCTTTTTTCAAGCTTAACAATTCTGTTTCTAATGTTCTGCGCGCGTGTAGATAACTCTTCTGGTAAAGATTCTGGATATATAACTCTAGCAGCAGATGCACAAAATCCTCCTAAGTCAATAGGTCCCCACATTACAAGTAGTGTAAGTATCTCTAAATCAGAAGGTATCAAATATTCTTTTCTAAAGAATGATACTTCTGTTATAAGTTGATATCTCACTATGTCTTGTGTAGATAATCTTAGTTTTTTATTTACTTTTTTTACTTCCATTTCTTCTCTCAATGTTGGTTATTTCACACATAATGTGCAATTTTGTACAGAATACTGTACATTTTGTGGAGGTGAGGGGAGTCGAACCCCTGTCCAAACCATGATCAATAATACAATTTATACAGCTTATAGGGTCAAGCTTGGCTTGAGCAATCCACCACTCTGTTTAATCTAACAGAGAAATCTTTTTAATCTAGGCTGCTACAGCAACTTCTTCTCCTAATAAAGAGAATACTTTGTTCATGTTAGCTTCTACTTGTGCGTTGTCTCCTAGAGATACTACACTGATTGTGTTTTTGCCATTTATTAAATTCACCTTAGTTTACAGTTATCTCTCTGGCTGATTGTACTACCTACTAATGACCTGTCAAAACCAGTCACCCCCAGTATTTATTTTCTATCTAATGATATGTTTTTGCAAAATCTTATTTCTTTATTATTCAATGTCCAAATCTCACCATCATCCATTGCACATGTAAACAACAAGTCATGCTCTTGGCTATAATCAATAACTAAAAAAGCATAACCTTCCATGTTGTCAGATACTCTTTTAATAGGTATCATTGGTTCTAATTGTAACATCATACTTTTATCTTTAGTTGCGTGGGAGGGAGTCGAACCCTCAGCTCTGGAATATGAGTCCAGCAAGTTACCATTACTCTACCACACTATAAAACAGTTGTTTATGGCACAACTGACTAAGCCTTCAGTAACTTTTGAATACCCCCAGAGTTACAACTGTGCTAACCTACGATTTAGAGGACCTCCACGCCAACATCATTATGTTTGACATTATGATCTGTAATTCCTGTCTTCGATACTTACTGGTGCACCAGCAGAGGTCTTTTTATTTTGAATACTCATAATCAAGTATCTTACCTACTAAGTCAGATCTATGATTTTCTTTAAGCTTAATCCATTGTATTTCTTTAATCTTTTTAGAGAGTTCAATAACATATGATAAGCCATTGTACTCATCTCTAATATCTTTTTGTTCATTATCACCATTGATAATAATCTTACCAGTTTTACCTAGTCTTGTTAATAAAGCAAGCATCTCAGCTTTGGTTAAGTTTTGTGCTTCTTCTACAATAAGTACATCATCTATAGTTTTACCTCTAATAAACTGTACAGGAGTAGCTGAAATTTTATCATCCTTTACAAACATATCAACCTTAGATTTATCCATACACTTGTATGCATTTTCTATTAGAGCTTCCATGTAAGGATTGAACTTTTCATCTAATGATCCTGGCAAGAACCCTAAAGATTTACCAACCTCAATTGCACTTCTTGTTACAAGTATCTTACTGATTTGTTTCTTATTTAAAAAATCTAATGCAGTAACAACACCTACTAAACTTTTTCCTGAACCAGCTCTACCTGTTATAATAGTAATCTGATTATCTAGTATTAATTGTTTGGCAAGCTTTTGTTCTTCGTTGAGAGTAACATTATATTTAATGTCATTCTTTCTTGTTCTATTTGGTTCTTGCATGTTGTTGTTTTTAGCTATATGCACCTGTACCTAAACGCCCTTGTGACTCAGAACTACTTGGGGACACCCCAGTAGCGACAGGATTTCACTTGTTTTTTATAGCATGGATTATTACCAGATGATTGCTACATCACCTTCATTTATCATCATTCTTAAAGCTCCTTCAACTTCAAGAATTTCTGATGATTGTAAACTATATGTAGGAACATATACTTTTTTACCTGGTACTAAATTAGGTTTAGTAACATCTGTTCCTATTGCATACACTTCTAATGCAGTCCAATCTTTCATAGCTTCAGCATCTAGAGCAGCTTTAGTCTCATCAGATAATTCAATAGAACTTTCTTTTCTTACAGGTTTAGTAAGTAATACTCTTCTTCCTGTTAATTCTTCAAATGGTTGCATTTAGTCTTTTTTTAGTTTTCTTACTGGAGCTTCATCTTCTGCAGCTGGATCAATTTCAGACATCATTTGTTCTTCAGGTTGTGGTCTTTCTGAAATACCAACTACATCACCCACCTTAATGCCTTGTTCTGCTAACTCAGGATTTGCATCCAAGTCCTCTTGTGTTACAGTATGAGGAATCACTCCCTCTGGCATACCTTCTTGTTGTGGTGGTTGTTGTTGTGCTGGTCTAGAAAAGTGTGCTTGCTTAGCAATAGCTTCAACTCTTCTTGCATCAAACTCAGCAGTTATACATACAATCTCTGCAAGATCTCTTCTAAGTTTTGCAACTTCAATTTGTTCTTTGTAAAAATTTAACACCTCTGCTTTAGTAGGTGTCTTTTTTTCTTCTGTTTGTGTGCTCATGTTTTTTGTTTATTTAAATTAACACTACAAATATATAAAGAAAAGTTTAACTTTTACAAATTTATTATATATTTGTAAAATAATTTTAAAACAAAAAACACATGAAGAAGTTATTTCAATATGCTGTGTTGCTACACACATATGACAAAGAAGGTAAGTATGAGGATAGTAAACTAATCATCCCTGTATCAACAGCATTAGCTAAATCTGAGAAAGATCTAATCTTTAAAATCACAAGAGACATTCCTGATGCACACGCTGAGAATCCAGATAACATAGAAATTGTAGTAAGAAATTTTTAAATCTTCCTTTGTTGTCCAATACAAGTAAGTATCCTACTACTCGTAATAAAGGAAGTATTTTTGGGCACAGCAGTTCAGGTAGTACTATAGATGACAGACTTTATGGTGGCACAACTACATCAAACACTTATACATTAACACAAGCATTAAATACAACATTATGAAAATAGAAGTTTTAAAATTCTACGCTGATTGGTGTGGACCATGTAGAGCACTTTCTCAAAGATTAGAAGGTGAAAAATTAATAGAGATCAATGTAGACAAAGATCATGAAACAGCTGTTAAGTATAGAGTAAGAACAATTCCTGTTCTTGTCTTTTTAAAAGATGGGGTTGAAGTTCATAGAACTACAGGTCTTATAACAAACTATGAGTACAACCTTATACTAAATGAGATCAGTGATGAAAAAGATGTAGACAACATAGAAGTTACAGCAGAAATTGTAAAACCTGATACAGAAGAATAATGGGAATATTAGTAAGATGCAAGTTTAACTATGGGCAAGTAGTCTATGTTAAAACAGATATAAATCAAGATCCAAGACAAGTCATAGGAGTACAAGGTACAGCTGATGGTGGGATGCTTATAAAACTTACCATAGATGGCGATGCAAGCTGGCACTATGAATGTGAAATAACAGAAGAGAAAGACATAATGCTAACAATGAATAACTAAAGTCATTTGGTGTAAGTGGGAATAAATACCACAGTAGATAAACATGTCAACTAAAGTTGATGGATGAGAGTTTGAATCTCTCAGTGACTTTGAAACCCTGGCAGTGCTGCTGGGGTTTTTTTACTTGGTGTTTCAAAAAAAATTTTTGGTATTTTTCAGGACTTCTGAGGAAGAGAAAGTGAGTACTGTATACCAAAACCACCCCACGCCAAAAGACAAGCACCACCATACCCCCACTTGATACAGCATGATAATATAAAATATAGAATAACTTTGGGAAAAGTTTCTGTATAGAATGTTATTATGTTATGAAGCCAACTTTCTCAGGTGAGAGTTAGTACACTAAGTAATATAGCTTAGTAGAAAATAATCTGCTTCATTGTTCCATTGTATTGTGTACAGATGCAATGCAGAATATTATATACTATAGGCATAGTCGCTCCCCCCAGACTGTGCTTGTAGTGTGTAGTATTATTTAACATGTAGCTGAAGAGCATTGTACTTAACTAACTAAAGGTGTTGTCTTATTGCTTTGACATGTAATACCAAAAAGGAGCTTTAGCAAAGCATTATCATTTATTATAACATAAAGCACACTGTACCCTCAGGTGTGCTTTATTGTTATTACAACAACCACAACACCACCATTAAAAATAACTTTAAACAAATATTATCATGAAACAGTATCACATTTTTCATTCAACAGGTATCAACAAATTTGAAGAAGTTGAATGTCAACCAAGAGTTTATGCAGGTTTTGTAAATGCTTCATCATTAGAGAAAGCGTTTGAATATGCTCAAAATGACCATGTAGATTGGGCAATGAATGAAGTTCGTTCAACATGTGTAGGTGATGTCATTCAAGATGATGAAGACTTCTACATGGTTTGTGGCATAGGTTTTCAAAAATTAGAAGAACCTGAAGAACATGAACCAACATTTGATGAACATCCTCATTATGGTTGTTAATAAAACAGCAGGTGTAACAACCTGCTTTTTCATTAAAGACAGCACCCCAACACCACCAAAGTATATAACTCTTAAATAAATAAATTATGTTACACGAAACAGTCATTATTGAAAAAAACACCCCTTTTGGTATTGTAAAAGTAGAATTTGTAATCATTGATATAATCAATGAAGAAGAACAAATATATGGGTTAATTGCACAACATAGAATTGTTGTAGGAAAACTAATTGCAGGTAACAATTGGTTACTATCAGAAAACATTGATTTATTAAACATTAGTATAATAGAAAATGTAGTACATAAAGGTGTTGTTTAACAACACTTTTATTGTACACAACAACCTCCTCACCACCAATATGTATAACTTTAAAACAAATAATATTATGAAAACAACAATTGAAGTAAACTTAAATGGACTATTACAAGTAGTTAACCAAACAGGTAATCCTGAACTTGCTTTGCAAGTATTGTATGGAACTTATACAGAACCTGCAATATCCCAAGAAGCTGTAATCAAAGACAAACTGTATAAGTTTGTATCTTACAATCATTGGGATAAAATTGTTAATGTAAAAACAGCTGAGTTTAGATACTACAATGAAGCAAGAACTGATTTTAAATATAAATCTGATGAAGAATATAATATTGCTGAGTTCAGTCGCTTTATAATGAATGGATATAACATACATGAGTGGGAACAGTATTCTGAGAATAGTAAAGCTTATGCATTAGCTGAGTAATGATAAAGAGATGTGTAAAAGCATCTCTTTATTTTTAAACACAAACCACCAAACACCCAACATATATAACTTTAAATAAATAATCATTATGACACAGCATTTTAACATTGGTACAAAAGAAATCATCAACCCTTTTGAAAATGTAAACTTTGTGAGAACAGGAAGTTGCTCACAAGGTGCATCTATCTTACATGATAGACTTAACAAACAATCTGAAACAGTTACCACAAGAAAGATAAATGACTCTTGGCAAATACTGTTTGATATCAAACTATTAGATTTTACAACTCTAATCAAATGGTTTGATGTAGACAGAGGTACATTTACAGTACGTGGTAAAAAGAACCATCACTATGTACCAAGTCACACAGTACATTTTCTAATTGAAAATGATGTACTTGTTGTATGGTAATAATAAGAGTGCTGTGTAACAACAGCACTCTTTTTAAAGACAAACACCACCACACCGCCACCAAACAGAGCGCAAAACAACACACCACCACCACACCCCCAAAAGGCTCAGTATAACTTTAAAACAAATCCTTATTATGATTACAGTATGTAAATCAAAGAATGGTGTTGACTACGTAACACCAAGCAAAACTCAACGTGACGCAAGCAAGCCACGTGGTTATTTTCGTGTTGAAGAAACTTCTGAAAGTTTCACAGCAAATGGTCTTCACGTCACTAACACTAAATCTATGTTGTTTAGTGGCGAGATTAGCAAGCTTGAAACAAGTCTTGCAAAAATGAAATATCAAATGCAGGGTTGTCTTCACATTGAAGAAATCTCTGAGGCTGATATTGACAACAGACCTGAACTTAAAAACAGGCTGAACATTAAAAAGGAATTGAAAGCAATTCCTGTTAGTGATTATACAGCTGAAGAAGTAGCTGAATATGAAACAGCTATTGCCAAGTTTGTTAAACGTACAGGTGCTGAAGGCATTGAGCTTAGACACAATGGTAACAGAATTCTGCGCTTCACAAGCTACGACCCAACAGGTGTAGCTAAAGACAAATTGTTGCAATACAACAATGTTGAAGAAGTGAATGCGTTTAGAATTGCCCAAGAGCAGTTAACAGCCAACTTACCATCATAGTAAGTTGAGTTGATTAGGTTAGAACACACCCTGAAAAAGGGTGTAGTTCTTTCCAACATAAGACAAAAACAATTCTTTCACAAGATAACAACACTGTTTCTTGCACTATTCTCAGTAATATGTAGAATGTGTTAGAGATACTGCAAAGAATTTTGTCTCAGCACGAGGGTCAATTGCGAATAATGCAACAGAACAGTGAGAGTTCTTTTCAATGGTAACTACTATAAATAACACAACTGATAAGTAGTTAACTCTCTGTAGCTGAGATAGTTAAGAGAAACATTATTTGTTTGAGATGATAGTTCAAGAGAGTGGTTAAGATGATGACAAAACCACTCTCCTACTATTATAACTCTCAAAAAATCTTCTCAAAAACAACAAAAATTCAGCGACTATATAGCTACACAGCTGATAGTCAGTAAATAGAACATAAAATTAGTTCTTTTATCATAAACTATGTATGTAAGTATATATGTTTATTCTCTATTATCATTACTATATGTAGTATGATGATTTTTATTTCCACCCGCTTTTTATGAAAGAAAGTAGTCACCAGTCAATGCTCTAAGACTGATAGATGAAAAATCACCTGTGCCTTATATGTAGGTTTGGCACGTTAAAATTTACCTAAGAGAGCAACACATATTTTTTAATCTCAAATAACAAACAAATGAAAAATTTAGTAAACAAAATATTGCATACAATGGTTATACTTTTTAGCATAGTATGCTTAGGTATATTTATACCTCTTATTATTAGTGTTTTTATTAGCATATTAACACCTGCGACTTTTGTAGATTGCACCACCAGCATTCCTTTTTGGATAGTAACAATAATAGGTTGGTTTGGAGCATCAGCATATGTAAATGATGTAGTAACTGAACTTTAATAACTCTTATACAAATCAAATGAAAACAAAAATTATCAATTTTATCAGAAGAACTTATCAAGAAATCATTGTAGCATACACATTGCTAAAAAACAGGTACAGAACAGTCAGGTTTTATAAAACATTAATAAATGGCTACTTCTGTGGTTACTTTGAAGTAGCTAAGTAATAATATTGTTATATTTTCACAGGCAAAAAGCGACATCCTGTAAAGCACGCTTTTAGTAACAATAACTGTACATTATATTATACATTTTACATGCTTTTTTGCATATTTGTATAATATAGTGTACAAAACAGGTTAAACATTGAAACCTTTGTAAAAAGTTAGCCAAATTGGCGTGGTTTTACATAAAGATACTATCAGTAATGGTAGATGTGTTGTTCCCTTGAGAAAGGAATAGGTTAAGAAGCTTGTAAATATTACCCATGATGATGAAATACTCTGAGGTTTCCAAAAAGCAACACAAATGAGTTCTCAGCTTGACCCTACTCTTATTTCAGAACAGTGAATACGAACAGTGAGGCTGCTATCACTTCCCAGTGTAAGAAAGAGGGTGCTAATAAAAAATTAACAAACAAATCATTAAATATTATGAAAAAACTAGTACAAAATTGGAGAGTAAAGCTGTTAGCTTTTCTTACTCCAGAGCCAGAAATTAAAAATGAGTATGTAGATAAAGTTGTATTTCTTCTTAGAAGAGATTTTACTACTACAGAACAAAATGAAATTATCCAGTCTATCACTAAAAAACTAGCAGATCTTAGAGATAAAGACATGATAGACATGGCAAAAGCTTATGATATACTGCAAAAAGATGCTTTGCATCTTAAAAGTGCTATATCATTTTAGTATTGCTCTTTGACGGAAGAGTACTTATGAATGTAGGTGATATTAATCCTTTCAAACCTTGAAATGTTGGTCGTACAAATGCTTTAATTAGTTAAATACTTAACTTACATTCAAATATTATTTCATTTAAGTATAATTTGTATATAGGTGACAGCAGGAAAGACTGCAATTTGTCATAATGTTTTATGTAACAGAACACCTTTGTAGAGAAAATTCTATGAAGGTGTTTCTGTTATTAACTCTAATCTCTTTATAACATGGCGCGTAAAGAAAAACGTAGAAGATTACAGACCTCTGAAGGTTTGTTAGTTGCATCAACTGACCCTGTTCAGTATAGTTGCATTAAAGTATTGACAATAATACACAAGTACAGATGTAGAAACTGTAAAAGAATTGCAAGATATGTGCAAAAAAAAGATTATTAACCAACTCAAACAAAATTAAGATTATGGCACTAGAAATTAGTCCTGAAGAAAAACAACATTACGCAGAAGTGATGTACAACAAAAGTTATGATCGTCTTACACAAGAAGAGAAATCAGACTTGCAAAACTATTATGAGCAAGAAGCTCAGTATATAGAAATAATGGAAAAATATGGTGAATCTGGAGTTTCCAAAGCAGTTAAGGACATCTTTATATAAGTGCATTCTTAGCTGTAAACAGATTGATGATAGAACATTTGCTATAGATTTAGTTCATAAAGAACTAGATAACATAGCAAGTGTTCTTAAAAAGCTAAGAGATTATAGAAATGAATTCTTAAAAGAAGAAAATGTTTCTGCAATCAACTTATCAACTGTTCAACACTCTAAGAAGTTAGATCCAAATGGTTGTGTTCTTATAAAAATACAAGAGCACATATTACCTATTACAGTAGCACAAGATGTCACAATTTGTGATGACTATAAAGCTGAACAGTATTCTATCAATAAAATAAACAACATTCAGCTGTTATATCTTGCATCAAATGATGATTACTCATATCATAAATTGATAGGACTGTACATGCTGTTGAAAAACAGATATCAGTACAAGATAGGTAATAGAATACACTTAAAAACATTTGAAGGTATGTACAAGATTATTGCCATGGACCACAAGTATGTTACTATTAGTTGTAACAAGTGGCAACAATTAGGCAAGCCTAATAAACAAGTGTTGATAGAAGATATTAAATGTCTAGCAGGAGGTTTAAATAGTTTAAATTTAACAAGATAATCATGAGCTATAAGTATAATCCAATACCTGAAGATACTAAAGATATTTTGTTCTTAGAAGTTATTAAACCTCTGCATTGGCATAATAATGTAAAAAATTGTGTTTGGTGTGATGATGTACCTGTAGGTGCAGTAACTTGGTGTAGAATAAGACCATGGCAATATAATATTATAGACAACATACCTGTTTTAAAAGAAGGAGAAGGCTTTGAATTTGCAGTAACTATTGAAAATAATAGATATCATGTAAATTTTGACCCTTCATGCTTTAAAATATTACATACATCTAAACAAAAAATTAAGAGATGATACCTAGAGAACTAAAAGTATTACACACAGCTATAGCTGCACAGGTGCTTCAGAACTACATAGTAGATATGAAAGCAGAAAATTGGTTTACAGGAGTTTTTAAAAACTTTGTAAATAACTTTTTATTACAATTTAAGAAGTTAGAAAGTAAGTTCTTTGATTTATATTTTGACCAGAAAGAAGAAGAAACTGTTAATTTGTATGAAACATTTGATGCATACGTACATGTAATGGCACAGGTTCCTTTGTGGGAAATGCAAAATGTCAAAGATTTAATAGATGCATATTTTATAGATCAGAAGTCTATGATAGGTGTAGCTAAGAAAGTACATAAACATAATAAAGAAAAATCATGAGCTGGTATATATTAACTGCTGATAATCAGCCTGTTGCTGTATCTGTAAGAGAAGCATCAAAATGGATAGAAGAAAATCCAACTAAAAAACAAATTGGATTTGATATCTTAGAAGATGAAAATGGCAATGAAATAAGTGTATCAACAGTATTTCTTGGATTAGATCATTCTTGGGATAACAAAGGTCTTATATTATGGGAAACCATGATATTTGGAGGAATAAATGACCAATATCAGGAGAGATACTCATCTTATGAAGATGCTCTTGAAGGACATCAAAGAGCAATAGATTTAATAAAAAAAGAAAATGGCGAAAAGTAAAAGTACACCAGAGAATGGTGAAAGAGCATATAATATTGGTGATTTTATCAAACATACCAAGTTTGGTACAGGTGAAGTCATCAATGTTATACCTGGCGAGGCTATCAAAGTAAGATTTGGCAAAGTAGAAAAGATATTGTTACTCAAATACAATACAAAAACATTAATTGAAGATTAAAGCACGAAAATGTGTCATCTTCACAAAACAAGTAATTATGAAACACAAAAAATTAGAAATTAAACATTTAAGTCTTTCAGGTAGTAAAGGATTTGCATTATTAGCAGCAGTTAATAGATCAGTGATTCCACAACATGTTACTAAAATGGCAGAATCAATTGAAAAGATGGGTATAATAAGACCTATTGTAATATCTCAATTAGACTTTATTTGTGGTACACCAGAAAATTATATCATTGATGGTCAACATTTATATCATGCGTGCATGAGATTAGGTTATGATGTACCTTATGTAGAAATTGATATAGCAGATTCAGTAGATCTTGCTGAAAAATTAGCATTGTTAAACAATAGTTCTAAATCATGGTCAATGCGTGATTATATCAAAGTATGGGCATGTGTTGAAAAAGATTACATCAAGTTAAACAAGTATTTTAATATTTATGATATTGAATTATCTCAAGTTGCTGATGTACTTATGAATCAACAATGTAGATTTAGTTCAGGTGGTAGTTCAATTTCATCTTGTATTAAAAAAGGAGAATTTAGAATTAATGATGAATCTAGAGGTGTATTTTTACTTGATTGTATTACAGATGCTTTAAAAGTTGTTAAAAGAATGGATAGAATGAGTAATAAACTCTTTATTGCATCATATGTTAATTTTATTAATACTTGTAATTCATATGGTCATGCTAAATTTATAGCAAATCTTAAACTTAATAAAGACAAGTTTAAAATGGTTACACAAGATCCTGAAGAATATAACAAACTTATTAAATCTATCATGTAATTATGGAAGCAACCTTAACAGAAGTTATTAACCTAGGTAACAAGGTACAAAAAATGTACTATGTAGAACCTGCTGCTATTAATGCTCTCATGCTAGAGTATAATTTAGACAGTCTGTCTGTAGATATCTTTAATACAGATACAGATGAGTATTTAGAAACTATTGATTTATCATTGTATGATGAAAATGTACCAGATACAAGTCTTGACAAAATAGTACTCACAGAGTTTTTAGATGCAAGATTTATCAAGATAGTTAAAGAAACAGATGATTATACAGATATATTATGAGTTTTGAAACATGGTGGTCTAAGAACAAAGATTTATATACTTTAGCTGGTGTAACTGAATCAGTGGCTAAATGTATATGGGTTGAAGCAATTCAATCAGTACAAGAACCTTTAAGCGAGCAGATAAAAGCTATTATGAAAAGCTTAGAATAAGAATAAATGTCAAATATAACAGAGTTAAATCTGTTGAAGTTAAAGTATTATTAACTAAAAGTTTTATAAAATGAAAAATAAAACAATTATTACAGCTAATTCTCAAGGAATTATTGTGTATGACAAAGCTGGTAAAACAAATTTGCTAAAATATGCAGATACTTATCAGGCAAAATCAGAGTATAAGAACAAAAATGTTCAAAAAACTGCTGATAACTTGCATCTTAACTTAGTACAAAGACAAATGTACAGAAGATTGATGTATGGTTTAAAAGAGTATAGTCCAGAGCAGATTGCTGCTATGACACCTAGTACTATTACACAGGTGGTAAATGACTATCAAAAAGCATCAAAGATTTTACATGTTATGAAAGCAAAAGTCTTTTATAGAAATGAAACAAATCTTGTTAAGTCTATTTTTCCACATGCTAAAATTGGAGAAAGAGATTTTGATTGGTTAATGACATTACCTAAAAATGCAACTCTTAAAAAATTAGGTATATCTACTGTAGATATAGTTAATGAGTTCATTAAGAGAAGGTTATTACCAAAAAACTTTTTATTTATTACACCTGAAAACATTGATTTAAATGGCTAAGAAAAAAGTTTCAGAAGAAAATAGATTTGCAGGTCTAAATAATGCAGAGATAATATTCATGTATTATAGACTTAAAAACTATAAAACAGTTCTTGATAAGAACCTTGACAAGAATGTGGTGAGTAAACAAGTAGAAACACCATTGGGAATAGCAACAGCTATTAAAGAAGTTAAACCAGAGTATGTAGCAAAGTTCAAAGAGACAGAATACTACAAAACTGCATGTGATATAATTGATAAATTAACACCTGTAGTAAACATTATAGAACAATGTGATGACTCAGTGACAAAATTATTAGAACAATTCAAATAAATAAAAAACATGAAAAAAAGTGTATTAGACAAATTGCAAGATTTTAAAAAAGAAATTGATCAACCAGGATTTAACTCTCATTTCCTTGTAGGTGTTGATGTAACTGAAGATGGTGTACCTCATGCATCTATGATGATATCAAAAGGTAAACCCTTTGAGACTATAGGTATGATTGATATTCTTATTCAGAATCTTCAAGATACTAAAGAAGAAATTGTTTCAGAGTTGTCACAAAAGAACAATACAAAAACAATCAGTAAAATTTCTAATCAAATTGAAAATGCTTTAAATAGTTTACCTAAACATATCAAAGATAAAGTGATTGACATCAAGAGAAGATTAGACAAAGCTTTTGAAGAACAAGATGAAGAATCAATAGCTAAAATTAGAATTGAACTTGAACAACTTAAGCTTGATGAACTAGGACCTGATAGTGATGATGATGATAGTAATTTCAACATCACAGACTTCAAGGGAGGTTTAGCATAATAATAAAAGGTGTCAAAAATGGCACCTTTTTACTTTTTTTATATATGACAAATTAAAAGTATTTACTTTTTTAAGAAAAATTCAAACATTATTAATTATTTATACATCAAATTATGATTTTATTTAGAGCATTTTTAGAAGGAACAAGTTTTCAAATTGAAACATTGCCAGGTCAATCCTTTGAGAAAACATTACCAATTGCAGTACAGGACATCAAAATAACTGCTCCTATTGCTGAGATTGTAGCATTTCCTTTAGGTACTGTGTTTGCAGCACATAAATATGACTTCCCAGAAGCTGATCACTTGCACTTTCGCAAAGAAGATATTGTTGCATTGACATATAATAACACTGCATACAAGCAACAGTGTCCAGAAGCTAATCCTATTATTGATTATCTAATGGACTATATGATTGATAATCCAACCATTGAGTGGTGTGGTATAGAAAATGCCAAAAAGATGTCTGAGTTGTTTACTCCTTATGGATATACAATTGACTGGGATGCTAAGTTTGCCATGCCTGCAGCAGGTGCTACAGCATCATCAGGTGCAAGTCTTAAAAGAACTATTGCAGCTAAGTATCCTGTACCTACAAGAGAAGACATAGGTTTCCATATTGAACCTGACATGTGGTATTTACTTGTACGCAATGTATTACGTGGTGAAAATATCATGTTAATAGGCGACACTGGTACTGGTAAAACAGAAATTGTTAAACACTTGGCTAAAGCTTTGGGTAAAGAAATGTTTATACAAGATATGGGTACTGTTCAAGATGCTCAGTCTGCTTTACTAGGTGTTCATACACTTAATAAAGAAGGCATTTCTGAGTTCAAAACAGCTCCATTTGTATCTCATATCCAGTCAGGTGGAATTGTGCTCTTAGACGAGCTTTCTAGAGCTCCACTGGCAGCTAATAATATCTTGTTCCCATGTTTAGATGGTAGAAGATATTTGCCTGTAGATGTGGCTCATGATGAAGCAGATCAAAAGATTGAAGTTCATCCTGATACTGTGTTTATTGCAACTGCTAATATTGGTTCTGAGTATTCAGGTACTAATGCATTAGATAGAGCATTACTAGATAGATTTTTCCCTATTGAGACACAGTATCCACAGGAGAAAGACGAAATTAAAGTTCTTATGATTAGAACTGGTATTGAAGAGAAACCTGCAAAAGCTATTGTAAAAGTAGCTAATGAGGTTAGAAAGCAATACAAAGACCAAGAGTTGTCTACTAGCATATCTGTTAGACATACTCTTCAAACTGCTGGTTTAGTAGTAGATGGATTTGACTTGATCAATGCTATAGAATGTGTTGTTATGCCTCTATTTGAGGATAGCATAGGTGCATCTGAGCGTGCTAAGGTTAAATCTATAATTTCTGCATTTTAATAATAACCTAAAACAGGGAGATGTAACAGTCTCCCTTTTTTATAATACAAAAACACTATGAGTAAAATAGGTTTTAATAGAGATTGGTTTAGAAGAAAAGAAGAAGATGCATATTCTTTTTATGACAAAAGAAATGAGTTGTTTGACTGGGATGATGCACCTAGAAGTGGTTACTCTTCATATTTTGTAAGAGATACACAAAATCTTAAAACAGCTGCTAACATGATTGGTAGTATGTTTAAAGTTATGAATGTCACAAAAGACATGAAACTTACATCTAAGTTGCAAAGACAAGATGTAAGAGCTACTACTGCACCAACTATACATGTACCACTTACTATGCTAAAAGGTGAAGATGGAAAGTATAAAAATCATGACACAAAATTGCTAGATGCATTTTATGGTGCAGCTATACAAAATGCAGCTCTTGCAACAATGCAAGGTAAAGGTGATTATGTACGTACTATGAATGCTATGTCTCCTGATACTAGGACTACACCTAAAGATTTGTTATTTACAATCTTAAACACAGAGCGTGTAAATAAAAAGCTTGCAGAAAGATTTCCAGGATATAGTAAGTTTGTGCAAAAGTATAAGCAACATAAGTTTGATGAAACATATGAACCATTGTCTTCTGAAGAACATGAAGGTAAAAGATTGTTAGAGCTTATTACTAAGTTTCTAAGATATCCTGCACATATTACTGAAGAAGAGATGCAAGAGTTTGAGAAACCTATCAAACAAATTGAAAGCTATGTAAAAAAACATGGTTTTCCTAGTACTTCTCAAGAATGTGAACAACAAGCTTCTTACATGCATGGTGTAGTTAAAAAGTACATCAAAGATAATGAAGAAGAACCTGAACCAGATGGTTCTTGTCCAAATCCTGGTCCTACAGCTGATGATATGAATGACCTTGCTAAATCTTTGATGGAACAGATGATGAGTGGTGCTCCAGTAGAAGAAGATGAAGAGTCTATGAAAGAATTTCAGGATTTTACTGAAGACATGGATGAGAAAAATGCTCCACCTAAGAAACATAACTATGATTCTGATGGTAATTCAGACGATAGTACTATTAAGTTTATTAAGCCAGAAGTAGATAAAGCTAGATATCAAAGAGAACTTAAAGAAATAGATACATGTAAAGCATCTGTGTTAGCACAATTGTTTGCTAGAAAATGTAAAGATTATCAGTTTGCTATGAAATCTATGCGTTCTGGTAGACTTGATACTAACAAGATTGCAGAAGCTAAGCAAAATGTACCTACCATCTATGAAAGATTTGGTGAAGTTAAGACTAACAAGCTTAACATAGGTGTGTTAGTAGATGAGTCTGGTTCTATGGATGGTCACAAAATCAAGAAAGCAAGACAAGCTGCTATATTCTTGTATGAGGTATTTAGAAAAGTACCAGATGCAAGAATATATGTATATGGTCATACTGCAGATGGAGGTGGTGGAGGATCATATGGTGATACCATGATACGTACATATGTAGAACATGGTAAAGGTATCAATGGTTATACACTAGGTGATATATCTGCAAGACATAACAACAGAGATGGTCATGCCATATATGCTGTTGCTAAAAAGATAAGATCTATGAATCAAGATCCTTGTTTGTTGTTTGTTATCTCTGATGGTGCTCCATATGCAAGTGGTTATGATGGTCAAAAAGCCATTGATGATACCAGAAAGAAAGTTACTATGGCGCAATCACTTGGTTTTCAAGTAATTCAGATTGCCATAGAAGAACATGTTCCTTGTGAAGAAATGTTTGATTATCACATTAAGATGACTGATATCAAAAATCTTCCAAATGATATTATAGCTTATGTATCTAAAAGAGTAGATAAGCTTATAAAATCAAAGACAATTATGTAAAATTAAACACATGCTGACTCATATAGTTTAGGTTGCTAAAACATCGCTTGCCTGCAACGCGCTAGGACAGGAACGACACTAAGAACAATATCTATGATATTTTAGTATTAGCAAGATACGAGGACAATGACCAAGACAGAAGTAGTAAGACTCAAGGTTGAATTCCTTGGTATGAGTTAGCATGTGTTATTAATACAAAAAAACAATGAAAAAATATTTAGTATGTTACTGGGCAGAACGTAATGATGAAGCCACAGACCTTGAAGAAATTGTAGAAGCTACCAATATTATGGAAGCTGTTAGAAACTTTACAAAAGGAAAAAGAATTTTAAAAAGAATAACAAGTGTTAGTGAAATAACTAATACTAATTATACACCAAATTTTTATTATGAAACAAGAACCTAAACAAGACATTGAAATCTTTATTGATGGTATAGTAAATCCTGCTGAACCAAACCAAGCGCTTATAGATGCTGCTAAAAATCACAGCAATCAAACTATAAGAGATGATTCAGAAAAATCATTTATTGAAGGTGCTAAATGGCAATCAGAAAGAATGTATAGTGAGGAAGATTTAAACAAACATGTTATAGAATTTCTTGAATGGAGACAAAATCATTTTAGTATATATCATGGTAATAAAAATCGTGGTTTGTATTATGCACGCAATACGTATAACAGTCTTTATTATAATGAAGATAAACATACAGCTCTTACAAGAAGATATTACAATCTTCATGAATTGTTAGAATTGTTTAACAAATTTAAAAAGAAATAACATTATGATACATTTTATAGTTGGAATAATAGCAGCTAGTTTTGTAATAGCTGGATTTATAATAGGTTTATACCTTATATTTAAGAAGAAATAAGCTAATGAACAAATTTGTATGTAATGAGTGTGGTACAATATACAGCTCACCAGAAACAACACCACCTCCAGGAATTAAATGGAGTGATGGTCATACGTGTAATCCTAAACCTGTAAAAAAATGAAAAAACTATTATTAGCAGCTCTACTATTATTGAGCAGCTTTGTGTGCATTGCACAAGACACATTTGTTAAAAAATATACATCATTAATTCCTGTAAGCAATAATGTTAAAGGTGAATGGCAAAGTGCAGATATCACTGTTGTATTTAATGCAAATGGTGTTAGAGATATTGTATTCTATTATCCAAATGGAAATATAAGAACATTCCATCAAATTGTAGGTATGACCAAAGATGTTACAACCAATGGTGACGCATATCAAATTATAGAATGTTTAGATGAATCAGGAGATAGAGTAGCTATTCAATTATTTGAAGATGACACCTGTCTTAGAGTGATTATTGCTAAAGGTTATTATGTAGAATTTCATAAAAATTAGTATGATAAAAAATAAAATTAAGTATTTCATAAATGACCTTAATTTCTTAAGAGCATATAACTCTCCATTCAAACCTTTGAAGTTACAGTTTTACTGTGGCAAGGTTGCATTAGGTACACCATACTTCTTTCCTAGAAAATGGGTTAAAGCAACACCTGCATTAGCTATAAAATCAGCTGTTAAAGGTATAAGAGAAACAAGACAATGGAACAAAAATAATCCTACCTATGCAAGAAGAGAAAAACCATTTAGAGAATTGTATGATGAAAAAATGAAACATCTACATGCAGTACCTAAAAAGATAGGATTTGACTTTGTATCATTAGGATGGAAGACTAAATGGGACTCATACAGATATGAATGGAGTCCCATGATTTCTTTTGTATTCTTTAAATGGCAAATAGCTGTAACATTTGTAGCACCATATGCTGATCATTATTGGGAAAGCTGGTTGTATTATACAAGAGAAACAGATAAATCTGCACCAATAGCAGATAGAATTGCACAATGTAGAAAAAAAGCACCATGCACTTGGATTAGCCATAGTGAAGGTAAAAAAGAAACTACAGATTACTACAACTTAATTCTAAAAAAGAAATGGGTATAACAGCACAAAAATTAATAGATAGTTATATGCCCCATGTTAGATGGAAGATGGGGCAAGAAGACTGTTTAATAAGAGCTAAAGAATGTGCTTTGATAGATGTTAATAACACAATTGAAGCATTAGAAGAACATCAGTGGCAAAACAGACACATTATTGAGGATTATAAACTAGTTAAACAAGAATTAGAGAAACTATGACACCACAAGAAAAAAAGGAATTAGACTTTGTGATAGAAACACTATTTAAAGTTGCAATAGGTATAGTAATACTATTTGCTGCAGCAATTATAATAGCAGAAATCTTAAAATAAAAGTATATGGCAAATCATTGTTGGAATAATGTAACAATAGAAGGTAAACCAGATGTACTGGCAAAACTACAAGTACTATTTAATAACTATGAAAATCATAATTATTTTGTAGACTGGGGTAACAGCTTCTTTCCTAATAAAGAAGGTTTACCAACCAATGGAAGTGAATATCTTTTTTATGGTACTAGATGGTGGGAATTTGACTGCACCATGATATCTGATGAAACATTACAGATATCTGGTGATAGTGCATGGGGACCACCTGAAGAACTTATAAGAATGATATCAGAACACTATGAGGTTAAATGTGAAATAACATTTGCAGAAAGTGGGATGGACTTTGCAGGTAAGCGTATATGGGAAAATGGTGAATGTATAGATAGACTTGACCAATCATATTCTCAACATGTATATGATGAGGGAGGTATGGATGCTTTAATAGAAGAATATCTATATGATGAAAATTGTTTAGAAAACTATAGTTCATCACAAGCTTTTATAGATGCAATGGGTATACATGAATGTTCAGATGAAGAAATGGATACATTAATGAAACAATTCAGAGAACTAAAAACATTAAGTAAACAAGAAATAATAGATGAGTTAGAAGAAATTAAAACTCATCTTAAACATCTTACCATGGAAGGACTTGCTAAAAAAGTTCAAAACATGTTAGATGTCTTGTCTAATGAATGGGAGGAAGAGTTAAAAGTAAAAGAAAATGAACAATAAAAATGAGTATCAAGGTGTACACTATAATAAAAGGTATAAAAAATTCAGAGCTACCTTTACATATAAAAATGTTACACATGAATGTGGATTATCTGATGATCCACGAGAAGCAGCTAGACTTAGAGATATAACAATCCTAAGACTAGGTGCATCTAAAGACAAATTACAAATATTAAAACCTAAAGAAGAATAACTATGAAAAAAGATTATAGTAAAATATTTGGTCATTACTATGGCTTACAATATGATGGCAATGTTAGTCAAATGATTAGAATTCATCGGCTAATGGAAGATGCAGGAATGCAAGTATCTGGTTCTACAAGAGATAAACTAGCTGCTTACTCTGACAAAAGACCTTTTAGAGTTAATTATTTTATTTCTAAAGTAGGTAAGACACTAAAATGGTGTCCTACTAATTCTCCAGACAAATTTGCTAAAATGACTTTAATGCCTGCTGCATGGTGGATAGAACAATTAACTGATGTGGTTGAAGTAGAGCCTGCAGCGTCTGTAGAATTACCTAAAGACTGGTTAAGTGTTCAACTTACAGAACATGTAAAAAACATGATGTTAAATGATTTATCAGTTACAGCTGGTCCAGTAACAGTTTTACCTGAAGACATTCTAGTTGAAGAGTATGAAGTAGTTGAAGAAGAAGATGACACATTACCATTTTAAAAAATAGAAAATATGAAAAGTGATTCAGAATTTATTGATGCATTTAAATCAGATGTAATTCATAACATGACAATGTCTTTAGCAAGAAATGGTGGGGTAGATCCTATGATAAATGTTCTTGCAAAAAATACAGTAGAAAAAGAATTTACTGTTATTATAGTGCCAATACCTGGAGATGCATTAAAAAATGTTGGTAACAAAGAAGCTTTTGCAGAAATAATTCCAATGTTATTTGATGAAATGTTTAAGAATGATCTAGAACCTCTTTGTTATTCATGGTCTTCAGAAGCATGGTTAAGAAAAGGTAATAAAGATGAAGGTATTCCTGTTGATTGGCAAGATCTTCCAAAGATTGAAGTACTTATGACTACATTTGAAACTAAAGACTCTTCTGTTATGGATATACATGTTATCAAAAGAGAAGGTAAAATGGCAGATGAAGATGGTGACTTAATTGATTGTATATCTCTTGAAAAAGATCCAGAGCTAAATATGGCTGATGGTACAGTACAAGGTAGATTTGGAAATATTTTTAAAACTTACATGGAAAAAAGACAAGAAAACAAAGATAATAAATAATTTTTTGTAATATTGTAAATTAACACAAAAATATATGAAAGTTCAAGTAATAGCAATAGTCAACAGTAAGGAATTTGGAGCAGGCGTATTTGTAAAAAAAGAATCTACTCTTTCTTCATGGAATTATTCTTTGTATTTAAAGCTGTTATGGTTTAAGTTTGGAATAAAAGTAGCTTATGGAAACAAACGTCAACAGTGGTCAAATAGAAATTAGAGGTCCTTATGGTAGTGTGTTTTTATATACACATGACTTAGCACATAACATACTTCACATAGTATATGATGTGCTTAATAGAAAAGTTAAGTGGGAAGATCCTGATTATCTTGCAAGAATGTTATTTTGTAAACTTGTACCACCAGAATCTTGGAATTCTGACAAAGGGTTTGGAATAGGTACACAAATGTACTATGATATTAAACTTTTGATAACTATAGACACAGTGTCAAAAAGAATAATCATTACAAACTTTGAAATGGATGGTGCTTATGGTAGAAGTTTACATTATGAGTTTGATAAGTTTATAGAAAACTTTACAAATGGAGCTAACTTATAGCGTTATAGTGTAAAATATTTTAGTAACCTCAATACATTGCTGATTATAGTGAAAAATATGTAGTACTTTAGTACATATTTTATAAATTATAACAAAATGATCTATCAGTTACCAAATGGTAAATGTATTGAAATGTCAATAGAACAGTTTCTAAAGATGACTGATCAAGATCTAAAAAATCTTTTAGCTTACAACCATGGTGAAGAATTTAATGACCCTTTTATACACAGTGTGCTTAGACATGGTCCAGCACGTGAAGACATAGAAGATGATTTAGAAGATGACTTTACAGAAGAAGACATAGAAGATCTATTAGATGTTGCTCCAGAAGATAAAATCTTTGATGATGACTATATTGATTATGACAATTTAGAGCAGTAATGAATAATGATATCATAGAAAACACAGTTCATGAAACTGGTTATTGGTATTCATCATTTACAACAGCATTGCCAGTTCATCTAGACTTTCCAGATTTAGCAAGATGGTTTGTCACCTTTTTATCACAACATAAAGAACATATTATCTATGATTTTGGTTGTGGTAATGCTTACTACTTACAAAAACTACATGACAATGATTTTAAAAATCTAATAGGTATTGAACCAGAATGTCCTGTAAAAAACACACCTTTTCAAATACTACCTCATAATCTTGCATTTGATTTACCTTTAACAAAAAAAGGTATTGTCATATCACTTGAAGTAGGTGAACATATTCCACAAAAATATCAAGATGCATTTGTTGATAATATAACTAAACTTTGTGATAGTTATCTAATACTTTCCTGGGCAATAGTAGGTCAAATGGGAATTGGACATGTAAATTGTAAAAACAATGATGAAGTCATTAAACTGTTTGAAGAAAAAGATTTTGTATATCAAAAAGATTTAACAGAAGATATAAGAAACTGTTCTTTTGGAGAAATTGATTACTTTAAACATACACTATTGATATTTAAAAAAAATGAAAGTTGAAATATTTAGCATAATGAAAAATGAGGAACTAATGCTTCCTTTTTATTTAAAACACTATCAAGATAGATTTTCTGATTGTACAATTAATGTTTATGACAATGGTTCTACAGACAACAGTATACAAATTTGTAAAGATGCTAGTTGCAATATTGGTATTTTTCCAGTATATACAGAAGAATTGTTAAAAGATTGGAAGAACAACATTTGGAAAAACTCTGATGCAGATTGGATTATTGTTTGTGATATTGATGAATTACTTGACATATCAATGACTGATTTACTAAGTTTACAAGAAGATGTAAATGTTATTAAAACACAAGGTTATAACATGATTGATGTTACACATGATGATTTACCAATTGAACAATTAACATATGGTGCTCCTTCAGAAGGTTACAGCAAATTAGTGATGTTTAAAAATAAAAGCATAAGTGAAATAAATTATTTAGCTGGTGCACATGTAGCAAATCCTTTACCTAATCCTGTATTTTCAGATGATGTTTTTAACCTGTTACATTATAAAAGAGAAAACTTTTCTTTAAAAAATCTAAAAAAAGGTCATGAAAAATATCAAGGTGAAGGAATACTTTTAGATGGTACACTTGAGACTATATTTAATGATTACTTATTACCACATGCAATAAAAATTTTATGATACAAGCAAAAAAGAAAATTTGCAATGGTTGTGAGAGTGAACAACTTATATGGAAAAACCACAATGGCAATAAGTATTGCAAACAATGTTGGTTAAAGGATAACTCAACTCCACTTCCAAAAAAACTTCCAAAGCCAATAAAACCTAAAGCAGATAAACAGGATCCTCTTGATAAATTATATTTTATAATGAGAAAAGATTTCTTATCTTTACATCCTGGATGTCAAGCTAGGTTAAAAGATTGTACACTTCAAAGTACAGATGTACATCACAAAAAAGGCAGAGGATTACATTATCTTGACAAACCTACATGGTTGTCAGTATGTAGATCCTGCCATACATGGATTGAGCTTCATCCTAAAGAAGCTAAAGAATTAAATTTTTCACTTAACAGATTAGAAAATGAGCAGTAACAGTAAGTTTATTGGGTTCCTGATAATAGGAACAAAGACACAAGAAGAAGCAGTATTAGGTAAAGGCTTGATGCTGTGGATGCAAAAAAAGCCAACATTATTTATTAGATTTTGTAACAAATTGTTATTAGGTATTAGATGGGTAGATAAAATTGACTATGATTTTGCTAAAATAGATGCAAAATTCAAAGAAGAAGAAGAAACTACTAAAGTAGAAATGCCTAAACAAAGATCTTATAAAAAGAAAACAGATGGAGCAGTCAAAGAGAGAAGAAATACAAAACCTAGCTCTACAATCAACAAAAAACAAGACTAGATGTAGTCTAGGTGTAAGCATGGGAGTTGGTAAAACTCTCATTGGCTTACGCCATATGCAAGAAAGATATCTCAATGGTGATCGCAAATTTCTAGTAGTAGCTCCTAAACTTTCTATATTTACATCTTGGAAAGAAGAAGCTGCAAAGTTTAAACTTGAACATTTACTAGAGCATGTAACTTTTACAACTTATTTATCTATTACAAAACAGCATGTAGAATATGATTGTATATACCTTGATGAGTGTCATAACTTGTTGTATACACATGAGAACTACTTATTGTTTTACCATGGTGACATACTAGGACTTTCTGGTACACCACCACGCCATGCTACATCAGAAAAAGGTATTATGGTAGATAGATTTTGTCCTATAGTATATGAGTACATTACAGATGATGCTGTTGATGATAAGATTCTTAATGACTATAGAATAATAGTGCACCTGTTACCTCTTAACAATTACAGGACACATAAAGTTGCTACAAAAACTGGTGGCTTTGTGACTTCTGAAAGAGAACATTATGCATATTGGACTAATCAGATAGAGAAAACATTCTCTTTAGGTAATAAACAGAAGATGCGTATTATGCGCATGCAAGGTTTAATGCAGTATAAAACAAAAGAAAACTATGCTAAAAACGTCTTACTCAAGAATGTAGATGATAAGTGTATAATCTTTTGTAATAATACTGATCAGGCTGATAGAGTATGTAAAAACAGCTATCATAGTAAAAATCCAAATAGTGAAGATAACCTTGAAGCATTTAAACAAGGAGTATTTAAATGTCTATCTGCAGTGCAGCAACTTAATGAAGGTGTAAATATTCCAAATTTAAAGTATGGTATCATACTTCATGCATACAGTAATGAGAGAAAAAGTAACCAACGCATTGGTAGATTACTTAGATTAAGTCCTGAAGAACAATCTGTAATACATATTCTTGCATATGCAGATACTGTAGATACAGAATGGGTAATCAGTGCATTAAGTGATTTAGATCAATCAAAAATAACCTGGCAAGATGCAAAATATAACAGTTAGATTTGGTAAACATGGTGGTAAATTAAAACTATTAACAAGTGAAGATGCAGCAAAATACTTTCAATTTGAAAAAGATTTAGCTGAAGAAGAAATTGTTGAAGTATATATCACTAAAATAGTTGATGAAGATGACAAAACCTCTGGACAATTAGCTAAAGTACATGCATGTATAAGAGAATTGGCTAGAGAAACAGGACATACATTTGAAGAAATGAAAGAGATTGTAAAAGAAAAAGCAGGACTTTATGATCCTGCTTCTAAAGAGTATAAGAGTTTTGCTGATTGTAATAAAAAAGAGTTATCTGATGCTATACAAAATTGTGTAGAGCTTGGTGCTATAATAGGTTATTATTTTTAACCAGCAAACTTTTTAAGATATTCTTCAACTTCTTCTTTAGTTTTTTCTTCCATATCACCAGCTTCATCTGCTTTCTTTTCAATTTCAGCAGAAAGAATAAATAAAGTTTTATAGTGATATACCCATTCTTCAGTGATTTTTTGTTCATTGATTTGTTTAATTGCATCATCTACTTCTTTTTTAGATTTATCTTTTACTAAAAAATAAAGTGCTTCTTTAATATTTAAATAAAAAGCAGTACTAATTTTGATAGTAGTTAATGCATCACTTTTTAAAACTTTAAACTTGAAGTTAGGATCTAATTTAGGTTCTGTGTTTTCCATAATTAATATTTTTAAGTAACAAATATATAACAAAATGTCTAACATACAAAAAACTACATCAGAAGAATATGCAAGAAAATTATATGAGATGCTCAAGCCATCTGGTTGGCATGATGTATTAAAAGGTTTTCTTTTATCAGAAGATTTTGTGACAATAATGACAACACTAGAAAAGTGTGTGGCTGAAAATCAAAGATTTACACCACCTCTTAAACAAGTGTTTAATGCATTTATGGAATGTCCATATGATAAAACAAGAGTAATAATGCTAGGACAAGATCCTTATCCTCAATTAGGTGTAGCTGATGGTATAGCATTTTCTTGTGGAAATACAAAAAAACCAGAATTATCTTTGCGCTATATGTTACATGCTGTTAATGACACAGTGTACCAAGGCAAAAAAGATGTAAAGACATTTGATCCAGATTTGAGACGCTGGTCAAATCAAGGTGTTTTATTACTCAACACTGCACTTACTACTGAAATCAATAAGATTGGCAAACATCTTGACATTTGGCAACCTTTTATTGCATATTTAGTAGACATGTTGAATGCTTCCTACAACGACTATGTGTGGGTGTTCATGGGTAAAAAAGCACAACATTATGAAGATTTAGTAGATGGTATATTAAATAACACTTTACTTCTCCAGTGTTCACATCCTGCCTCAGCAGCATATGCAAAATCTGCTAGTTGGGATTGTAATAATATATTCAATGCTGTAAATCAACATCTTAAAGAACAAAAAAAATTACCTGAAATAATCTGGTAAAAATTTGTTTAACTCTCAAAAGTTTAGTATTTTTACAATCTAAATCGCAAACATTTATGAGTGCAACTAGCACAGATTTATGGAAACATTACTATGACGTAATGAATGAAGGTTTGGTCTATATTCATAATAGAGCAACAGGGCATTCTAAATCATTAAAGACTCAATGGAAACAGTTTAATGCTATTGGACTTAATGGTATAGAATGGAATTCTTTGTATGTAATTGGTGCAAGACCTGGTGTTGGTAAAACATTGATAGCAAGCTCCTTAACAAGAGAGCTACAGAACTTAAATCCTGAGCAGGATTTTGCAACTTTACATTTTCAGTTTGAGATGCTAGGTAGGAACATGGCACTACGTGAGTTCTCATCTGCAAACAACATGAATATTAGATACCTTCAATCTGCTAAAGATGATGGAATGCCTCCATTGTCTAAATCAGATTTTGACAAGTTGAAAGCGTATGCACACGCAAACAAAGGCAGAGAAGAGTTCATTATTGACAAAGCTCTTACTGTTAATGAAATGCAATCAGCATTAATGCAGTTTTACAAAAAGGTTGGGAAACCATTTGTTGTAACACTAGATCACACTCTTTTGATAAAACAAAGTGGTAGTGAGAAAAACAAACAAGAAACTTTAAATAATCTTGCTGTTATGTTAGCAGAGATGAAAAATAAGTTACCTGTTGTATTTCTTATACTGACTCAGTTGAATAGAGAGATAGATGATGCTGAAAGACAAAAACCAGGGCAACAAGGAAATTACCCTACAGAAAAAGATGTTTATGGTAGTGACAGTTTATTACAATGTGCTGATGTTATGATTGCTTATAACAGACCTGCAAAGTATAATCTGATGTACTATGGACCAACACAGTATGTAATTGGACCAAGTGATAAATATCTTTTGGCAATGCATGTATTAAAAAACAGGTATGGTGAAGTAGGCATTCAATGGTATAGAGCAAACTATGCTCAAATGCTTGTTGAAGAAGCTATAGAACCAACCTGTAGAATAATTAGAAAAGTAATATAAATTTAAATTAGTTAAAGATGGCAGAACTATTAAGAAAAAAGAAGCACATTAATGTAATTACAGCAGAGTTTAAACCTTACTGGGAACAACTATTTGCAGATTCAGGAATTGAGAATCCATTATTCTATGCTAAACTATGCTACCAAGGTAGTGAGTTTGAAGGAGTTGATGGTAAAAAATCAGAGTGTATTAGATTTTATGCAAGTGAAATTTCAAAAAATCAGGATGTATTTGTTGAACTATTTGATTGGTTTGATAAACCTTATGAAGAAGGTTATAGAAACCTATACAAAATGAAAAACAGACCTGATTGGAGAAGTATTCCTAACTTCAGTGTAGAAGTAACACATAGAAATGATGGCACTCCTTTACCTGCACCTACATACTCTGTAAGATTGACAGAATTAGAGCTAATTAGTAGAAATAAGATTGAGACAGCTTATCCAGAAATGACAAAAACATCAACACCACAACAAAGTTTAGACTTAAACCTTGATACAGTTGATTTTGATTCTTTAGAAGAAGAACCTTTTACAGAAAAAGAAGATAATCACTATGCACAAATGACAATTAGAGATATCTATTGTATTGTGAACAAAGTGCCCTTATCAAATAAAAAATGGTTAAATACTTTAATTGAAGAAGGTAAAAAATGGCAGAAGTAAAAAAGACAGCAGAGACAGCTGTAGTACCAGGTATTTCATTACCTACTGGTATAGTAGGAGCAGTTACAAAAAGTCCTAAAAATCTTGTAATCTTTAGTAAACCTAAAGTAGGTAAAACAACATTGTTGTCACAACTGAAAGATAGTTTATTGATTGACTTAGAAGATGGTTCTGACTATGTATCAGCAGTAAAGATTAAAATTACTACTATACAAGATTTGTTCAATCTTGAACAGGCAATTATAAATGCTGGTAAGCCATACAAGTATATTGCTATTGACACAATATCAGCTTTAGAAAACATGTGTGTATCTTATGCAGAGTTTTTGTATTCAAAATCTCCTATGGGTGCAAACTGGTTTACAGCCACAACAGGTGGTAAAGCTAAACATGGAACCATCCTTAATATGGCAAATGGTGCTGGATATCCATGGTTAAGACAAGCTTTTGAAGATATTATCAAAAGATTTAAAGCACTTACACCTCATTTAATCTTACTAGGTCACGTAAAAGACACTATGTTAGAGAAAAATGGTAACAGCTTTGAAGCTTTAGATTTAAATCTTACAGGCAAGTTAAAAATATTCACTACATCCAAAGCAGATGCTATTGGATACTTAGTGAGAAAAGGTAACAAAAATATCTTGAGTTTTAAGACACAAGATGATATCCTATGTGGTGCAAGACCAGAACATCTGAGAAATAAAGAGATTGTTATCTCTGAAATTGCAGAAGATGGAACAGTAACAACACACTGGGATCAAGTATTTATAGATTAATTAATAACATTAAAAATTAGAAAAAATGAGTTTTAGTTTAAACAATTTTACAGCAGCAGAAAGTACATATGTTCAAAAAGGTTTACAACCAGGTACACACCAATGTACAGTATTAGATCTGAAATTAGAAAGACCTCCTTATGATGCAAATCAATACAACTTGATATTTAGCTTAATGGGTCCTGAGTTAGGTGATGATTTTGAAGGTTTTCAAATCAATAGATTAGATCCTTCTAAAGGTAACTATAAAGGTCAAACTAGTAATGTAAAAGCTAATCAATATGGCTTTAAAGACTGGGAATACAAAGGTAAGACTATCACAAGAGATGAGTCAATTACAAATTTCTTAGGTACATTCTTAAAACAATTGAACTTGTTAGATCAATTTCAAGGTATGAACATTGATGCACCAACTATTGAAGATCTTGTAGCTGAGGTAAGAGCTTTTCTTATTAAAGGTGGTTATAAAATCTATTTTACAATTGCTGCACAAAAATATTTCAAAGAAGGTTCTGAATATCCAAGTTATGCATTATATTTACCAAAAAGAACTGAGGGTAAATTTGCATATGCAAACACTGCAGATGATGCTAAGTTAATTCCATTCAATGAAGATGCGCATATTGTTCTTAAAAAGACAGCAGAAACTCCTCAAACAGATGGTAATGAATCATTAACAGCAGGTTTTGCTCCAGCTTCTGAAGTATTTTCAGCTCCTGTATTTGAAAATAATATAAATGACTTACAGCTTCCATAATTAAAATGTGTTTTATTTTTTAAGATAAGGGTAGATGTAATGTCTACCCTTTTCATTTAAAACCAACAAGTTATGTTTAGTTTAAAGAATTTTGTATGTGATATCAAAGAAGTTCCAAGTGACTGGATATTTGAAAACTATTTGCAATTACCAGAACCTCTTAGAGGTCAAAGAGTAAGAATTCATAGTGTATTTAATCCTGATGAAAAAACTCCTTCTATGTATATATATTATTATGAAGAAGGTGGTCAGTATAAGTACAAGTGTTTTTCTACAGGTAAAGGTGGTTCAGCTATTGAGTTAATGATGCACATATGGAAAAAAGATTATGCATATACCATAAATACTATAATGAAAGATTATAGTGATTACTTAAATGGTGGCAAAACTATTCCTAAAAAAGATTTTCAAATATCTCAATGGATTGTATCAGATTACATAACAAGAGAATGGAACACAAATGATGCTAAATATTGGTTACAGTATAATATAGGAAGTGATTTACTAAACAAGTACAATGTTGTTCCTATTGCTAGTTACACTATGTGTAAAAAAATAGATGATGATCTTGTTGATGAATTATTTACTGTAGCAAAAGAGAATGTATATGGTTACTTTAATAGTAATAATGAACTGTATAAACTGTATCAGCCAATAAATAGCAAAAAGAAGTTTTTGAAACTTGGACAACATGTTCAAGGTATTGACCAAATAGAAGGTAAAAAGTTTTTAATAATCACATCTTCTTTAAAAGATTGTATGGCAATCAAAAGTATTCCTGGACTAGATGTAGATGTAATAGCTCCTGATAGTGAGAATACAAAACTTTCTGATAAGATAATCAATAGATTCAAATTAGAGTATAAAGCTGTTGTTACTTATATGGACAGTGACAAAGCAGGTATTGATAGCATGCAGTACTATTTAGATAGGTTTAATATACCATTCTGTTACATACCACTAAGTAAAGATTTTAGTGATATGGTAAAAGACCATGGTATAAAAAAAGCTGCATATATTTTTATTCCTGTTTTAGATAAAGCAGTTGCAAAGTATAATGTTTTAAATGAAATTATTTTGTAGTTTTGTTACAAACATTTCATTATGAGCAATTGGATACTACCTTCATGTAAGAACAAAGTAATTACACAAATTGAAGATCTGCCTGATTATCAGAACCTTATAGGTTTTGTATACAGAATTACCCACATTAAAACAGGTAAATTTTACATTGGCAAAAAAAGTTTGCAGTTTACCAAAAAGACTGCAGTTACAAAAAAAGAAAAGTTAGAAACAGGTACTAGAAAGAAAATCAAAAGAGTTTCTAAAGAGTCCAACTGGTTAGATTACTATGGTAGTTGTAAAGAACTTACTGCAGAGATTAAAACAGAAGGAAAATTAATGTATAAAAGAGAGATTTTAGAATTATGTTGTACTAAAAAATACCTCAACTATTGTGAGTTGGCACATCAAATTAAAGCTGATGTGCTGACCAGCAATAGTTATAATGGTAATATATTAGGAAGATATTTTCTAAGAGATATGCAAAATTGTAAAAATGAAAGTATTTAAAATGCCAACGCAAGCAGAAATGCTGCAAAAACAAGAAGAATTTTTTGACAAAACATTTATGATGTCTTATTCAGGTTTGAATAAGTTATTGTACAGTCCTAAACTATTTTATTTGCACTATATATTAGGGCAAAAAGATGACACATCTGACAAGAACATGATTGAAGGTAAGCTGATACACTGCTTATTCTTAAATCCTGATGACTTTGATAAAGAGTTTGTGCTAATGGCAACTAGTGTTCCTAGTGCAAATCCAAAAGAAGTACTAGAAAGACTTTTTGTTCATTACTCAGAACTTAAAGCAATGGGTGATCCTAGATATCTACTAGAGCATTTTGAACATGCTATATTAGATATTTTAGTAGACATGAACTTGTATCAGACTTTAAAGACTGATCAACAGCGTATTGATAAAATACTTACTGATGACCATAGAAGTTATTGGGAATATATGCAAAACTGTGAAGGTAAAACTAAGGTTGATCATGCAATGTATGACAATGCTAAAGATGTAGTAGAAATTATTAAAGCTTCTGACCATGTAATGAAGATTATGGGTTACACCAAAGATAAAATTACTGATGAAGTTGAGATGTTTAATGAGGTTGAGCTTGCTGCTTTTCCAGAGAAATTACCATTTGGTTTAAGAGGTTTTATTGACAATCTTGTGTTTGATCATACTAATAAAGTAATCAGAGTCAATGACTTAAAGAAAACTAGTAAAGATATTAATTCTTTTCAAGACACAATTGAGTATTATAGATACTGGATTCAAGCTTCAATGTATTATATATTAGTAAAAAGTGTATATTTGGATAGTCCAAAATATGCTGACTATGATTTTGAATTTAGATTCATTGTTATAGATCAATACATGCAAGTTGGAGCAATCAAAATATCTGCTGATACTCTAAAAATGTGGATTAGAGATACAAACTCTAAACTTCATGAAGCAATCTATCATTTTGAGAATAGAAATTTTGATTTACCATACCCATTTTTAATTCACAATGAACTTGTAATATGATGAATGATTTGTATCGCAAATACTTTCAAAAGTCTTTTACTTTTCTATATCCTTTACTAGGATTTAAGAAGAGAAATAAGCACAAACCTATACAAACATATGTTATGTGGGAAGGTGTGTTTGATAAAGATTCTAGAAAGCTTGTTTGTGTATATAAGAGAGATGATTCTGAAGAATGGAAAACATTTGAAAGAGAACATTTGGTAACACACTACATGTTAGATTATTGTTTACCAATTGACAAAGACAGTGTACTATATGTTTTTGATTTTAACATTTTTAAAGATGATTATGATCATTTTATAAATGGTAAATATTCAAAGATGTCTACACGCTCTAAACAGCTATTAACTGACTATTATGGTATACATACACCAGAATGGGTTTTTGTGGAGTCTTATGTCTTTCCTGAAGCTTATTTTGATAAGTATGCTGAGATATTAGAAATAGATGTAAAAGAACTAATAAAAGTTGGAGAATTATGTGATAAATATGATCCTGAAAAGGAAACATGTTACTTAATTCATCCAGAAATTAATTTAATATAAAAACCAAAAAGTATGCAACAAAGTATGTTTGTCTATAACACAGACTGGCATGGTAACAAAACATTTAGAATGTTACCAATTGATTTAAAATGTCCATTTAATGAGGTAATCTATGATCCTACAACAAAAGTATTAGCTATTGTTAGTAAAGAGAGTAAAGATAAGCCTCATATGTTTCCTAGACTTGATGAAAAAGGAAGTGTAATTATTAAGAAAGGTGTACCAGCTACTGAAGATGGTAAACCACCTCTTGCTGAACAGCGTGTAATCATGGATACTTACTATGAGTATTACATTGATACACCTGAAGATATCAGAGAATTTGTAGATTATTTTGCAAATAATAGTAAACATCCTTCATTAAAAGTATTAGATAAATAAGATGAGAGATAAGAAGTTCTGGATAATGGATTATGAAACCATTATTTTTAATAATTTATAGTTGCACAATACATTTTTATTTATTACATTGTTTATATAAACAATAAATGATATGAAAAAGTGTAACAAGTGTAAAGAATTAAAAACTTTAGATAACTTTACTAAAGATTTATCTAGAAAAGATGGTTTAAAGCATGTTTGTAAAACATGTGCTGATATTATGCATGCAAATTGGCTAATTAATAACAATGATAAAGCTAAAATGCATGCTGTTAACAGTTATCAAAAACGTAAAGAAGCAATTAGTCAAAGAAGAAAGGAATTAAGAACATTAAATCCTGAAAAATACAGATTAAATGCAAAAAATACCAGAATAAAAAATTTAACTCACTATCAACAAAAAAGTCGTGAGGCTGCCTGGAAACAAGCAGGAATCTTAGATATGACATATGATAAATATATTGAATTATTAGAAAATCAAAATAACAAATGTGCTATTTGTTTAACACATACTGATGATTTAAAAAGAAATTTAGCAGTTGATCATAATCATTCTACAGGTATAGTAAGAGGATTATTATGCGATGCTTGTAATAGAGCTATTGGATATTTAAAAGAATCAGAATCTATATTAATTTCTGCTATAAATTATTTAAAAAAACATGACTAGAAAAAAAAGATTTTGGGTTATGGATCTAGAAACAATTGTTAATTGTTTTGTAGGTTGTTTCATAGCATATGACAATAATGAAACACATACATTTGTAATCAATAGAGGTAGAAATGACTTGAAAAAGTTTATAGCTTTCTTGAAAGATAACAAGCAACATGATGATTGGCATCTAGGATATAACAACCTTGCATTTGATTCTCAAATTACTGAGTTTATATTACATTTTGAGAAAGACCTTCTTGAATTAGACTCAGATGAGATAACTGCTTCTATTGCACAGTATGCTGCAGAAGTAATAAGAAAATCAAATGCAGGAGAGTTTTTAGACTATCCAGAATTTAAGCTAAGTATCAAGTGTATTGACATATTCAAACTCAATCACTGGGATAACATGGCTAAAAGAAGTTCTCTTAAATGGATTCAGTATTCCATGGACTGGTACAATGTTGAGGAAATGCCTCATCATCATGCTGAACCTGTAATGGATGATGCAACATTAGATACAATAATTAAATATTGTGTCAATGATGTGAATTCTACCAAGCAAATCTTTGTACATAAAAATGGTAAGGGTGAAAGACCTATGGCAGCACAGATTAATCTGAGAGCTGAACTTAGCAAAACTTATGATGTTCCATTGTTTTCTGCAAGTGAGCCACGTATCAGTAAAGAAATCTTTTTGTACTTCTTGTCTAAGAAATTAGGTAAGAGTAAAAAAGATATTAGAGCAATGCGCACTTACAGAGATTATGTAAACATTAGAGATATTATTTTACCTATGGTCAATTTTGATAATCCTGAATTCAAAGGTGTACACAACTGGTTTAAGAATCTGGTTGTAGATACTAAATTATATGATGACAGAGATGACAAAGTAAAAGGACCTAGATATAGAATGATGTACAAAGGTGTACCTACAGACTTTGGTCTAGGTGGTTTGCATGGTTGTATTAAACCTGGGATATACAAATCTGGTAATGGTAAGATTATCTTATCTGCAGATGTAACATCTTTTTATCCAAATCTTGCAATTAGAAATCAGTGGGGTCCTGCACAATTTCCTAAAAAGGATTTTTGTGAGCTGTATGAATGGTTCTTTGAAGAAAGAAAGAAGTATAGCAAAAAAGATCCACTGAACTATTTGTTTAAGATTATATTAAATTCTACATATGGTTTAAGTAAAGAAAGAAACTCTTTCTTATATGATCCTGAACTCACTTTTAGAATTACAGTTAATGGTCAATTACAACTAGCTATGTTGTATGAGATGTTAGCTACCAGAATTCCTGGTGCTCAACCTCTTATGCAAAATACAGATGGTTTAGAATTTTTATTAGATGAACAGTTTGAAGATTTATTCTTTGAAATCTGTAAAGAATGGGAAGCCTTAACTAATCTGCAGTTAGAATATGTAAAATATGACAAGATGATCATTGGTGATGTAAATAACTACATTGCAGTGTATGATACTGGTGAGGTAAAATGTAAAGGTAGATTTGAATTTAAAGATTTACCTTTTCACAAAAACAAATCTTTCTTAATAGTACCTAAAGCACTCTATGCTTATTTTATAGATGGTATAGATCCTAAACAATTTCTTCAAGATAACAGAAACATCTTTGATTATTGTGCAGGAGCCAAACTTAAAGGTGATTGGTATTTTGTTGAGCGTGGAGTAGTTGAAGGAGTCTTTGTAGAAAACAGACTGCAGAAACTCATCAGATATTTTATGTCAGATAGAGGTACAAAGCTTATTAAGTGTAATCCTGATGGTAGAGAACTTCAGCTAGAAAGTAGTAAGATTCAACAAACTATTTTTAACAAAGCTGAGTATAAATCATGGGAAGAGTATGGTGTAAATGATGCATATTATCTTGATAAGATATATGATGAGATACACAAGATAGAAAGATTGTCTACAGTGCTACCATCTTCTGGTAGTTATGGACAACAGTTAGAATTATTTTAATTAGAGGGAGTGTAAAAGCTCCCTCATAATTGTACAACTATGAAAGATTTTATAAAAGTTACTTATGCTCAAATCAAGGTTAGATTTAGCAACTCAGAACTTGACAAAAAAGAGATACTTAGAAGATATCTCAAACGCTATCAAAGTATAGACATTAGTAGAGAATGTATTAACTCTAGAATATCATGATAGCATTATATAAATATTGTGATAAGTGTAAGACAGAGAAAAACTTTGATCCTGAAACACTTAAATGTAAAACATGTAACACTAAAAACAAAACAATAAAATGATTATAGGCATAAATGGAAAAATAGGATCTGGTAAAGATACTATTGGTAGTATTATTCAATACTTAGTTGCAAATAAAAAATTACCAAAAAACATGCAATATTCTAGTTTAGAAGAATTAGACAATGGATCTGAACCTTTTAGTAATTGGAAAATTAAAAAGTTTGCAGAAAAGTTAAAAACTATTGCATCATTACTTACAGGTATTCCTGTAAAGAACTTTGAAGACCAAGAGTTTAAGAAAACTGATCTAGGTAAAGAGTGGAGTTATGCATATCCTGATGAGTATTATGATGATGGTGAACCTGTAATGGTTTGTATGTCTGTTAGACAGTTACTACAAAAATTAGGAACTGAAGCAATGCGTGATGGCTTACATACAAATGTGTGGGTTAATGCTTTGTTTGCTGATTACAATCCTGTTGCACGTTTAAAAGGAGCAGATATATTACCTAACTGGTGTATAACAGACATGAGATTTCCTAATGAAATGGAAGCTGTTGTAAAAAGAAAAGGTATTACTATTAGAGTGGTGAGACCTGGAACCTCAACTGGAACACATCCTAGTGAGACAGCTCTTGATGATGCAGAATTTGATTATGAAATTATCAATGATGGAACTATAGAAGATCTTATAGAAAAAGTTAGAGAAATATTAACTAAAGAAAAGATTATATGAGAGAATATAAAAACAGATATGGTGATGTGTTTACATTTACTGAAGATGATAATCATGACATCTTGTGGGAAGGTAATTTTGATTTTTGCAGAATTGGTATGCCTAATGACTATACAAGAGCATATGCAGCTTATTTAAAAGATAATGATGGTAAGCAATCACTTATGACATTAAATCAATTTAAAAATGCTGTTCATGATTATGATGATGAAACTCTTACATATGATTATCCTGAGTATGTAAGGATGGTTGACTCACTGGAAAATGAGATTGACATGATTGATCCATCTGGTGGTCCCTATATTACTAGAGGCATGTCATTAGGTAGCTTTGGATTCAAAGATTATGTAGTTAAAGATTTCCAAAAGACTGATACAGGAATGAAAATCATTACAGAGAAGTGTGCCTATTGTAATCAACCAGCTGGTATCCATAAGATGAGCTGTAAAACTAAAAAAGTTACTGTAGTACTTGATGATCAGATTAAAGATTATTATGATCAGATGGATAAAGAAGTACATCAGAACAGAGCAAATTTGAATGAATGAAAATAATAAAACAAAAAACAAAAACTTTAGTTACCAGATTTAATGGGAGGAGTAGTGATGCTATTTCTCCCAATTTTATTTATGGTTGTTTAGGTGGCTGCATGAAAAGTTATTGCTATGTAGGTAGATTTAATAATGACAAAGTGTACATTAATGAGAATACAGATGATATACTTTCTTCAATACACAAATGGTCAGAAGCATTACCAATGCCAAAAATACCTAATCAGGTTGATGACAAATATTACTGCATAGATATAGGATGTAGTACTGATATACCTTTACATAGTAAACATTACAACTGGCAAAGTGTATTTGATTTCTTTAATGCACATCCTAAGCTTAAATCAACATTTGCTACTAAGTATCCTACTAAGTTTCCAATAGTCAAGTATAACTTGACAGCTGGAAAACACAGGATAAGAGTAAGTCTTATGCCTCAAAAGTATGCAGATATACTAGAACCAAACACTGATAGTATTGCTGATAGAATTGCAATGATTCCTAAGCTGCAAGAGAAGATGGAAGTACATATCAACTTTAGTCCTATCATATATGAAGAAGGATGGCTTGAAGAATATAAGTTATTATTTGAAAAACTTGCTTATTTAGGTATAAATCTACCTTGTGAATGCATATTTCTAACTTATAATAACACATCTTACAAAAATGCTGGTGATGATGTAAATACATTGTGCTGGAAACCAGAAATACAAGAATCAAAAGATTCACAATATGCTGCTGACAACATTAGATATAAGTATCAGCTAAAAGCAAAAATGATTGAAGAGTTTAAAGAGTTGTATGGCAGCTACTTTGATCTAAAAAACATTAGATATATTTTTTAACATAACAAAAAACACAATGAAGCAACAAATATTTATAGATGGTGAATACCAGTATGATTATGAAAAAAATGGTATGATACACACATTGTTATATCCTAATATAGACTTTTGGAGTAGTCATTTAAGAGGTGAAACAGCTTTTAAAATAAAAGATGATGGTGATGGCTTATCAATACAAACACCATTTAAAAAAAATAATATAGATTATGCTGAAGCAGAAAAACTTGAAATACTTTTAAGAATTATAAATTCTGGTCCAGTATATGAAATAGGTACTAAAGAATCTTTATGAGAATAATAGTAACTCTTGTACACAAGCAAGAAGAAGATAGAGGCTGTCCATACATATATCTGTATGAAGATGGTTGTGGTATAGAACCTCATGAACCTTTTGAAGAATTTGATTCTTTACGTGAAGCACTGAGGCATAACAGAAATGCAGAAGTGATGAGATATCCTGGTAAAGATGACTTATGGTAAAATAGAAAAACCCCCAGGAATGGGGGTCTTTCAACAGAAGAGAGAAGAAACCAACTAACATTAAAGAACAGTTGTTTTATATTTTTGCAAGTTGGAAGTGCATTCCATCCTTGCGTGTCCACGTACCTCCCCAGTCAAAACCAGCATCTGTAAAACATTTTACAAATCCTGCAGATAATACTGGTGTTTTACCAAGACCATTCCATGCTGCATTAACATCTATGGCAATTCCCCATGAATGTAATGACATACTAGTTAATCCTCTCTTCTTTCTTATGTTAAAGCATCCATCCCATGTCTTTAGTTCTTTTACAAAACCTGTTGCTATAAGATTTTTGAATGCTTGTGTAAGAGGTGCTACCATATCTTTATTACAATAAAGTCTTTTTGGTATTACTCCTACTTCTAATTCAGCTGGTATATCCCATAGAGTCATATTAGACTCTTTAGTAGGATCACCATATTTTTTTAAACATTGTGCACTTGTTACCATTGGTTATTATTTTTTGTTTAGATTAATTTTCCAATATGTACCAACACCAAATGTCAATGTACCATCAAAGTTTACACCAACATTAGCTTGATACACTCTGTCCTTTCTGTCTTTATATATAAGACCAGGAGTAATTGATTGTAAAGTTGTCTTGTCACCAAACAAATTACCTCCTATATACAATTGTCTTTTAGGATCAGCTTGTTTTATAATTGTAATTGTCTTAGTGACAAGAGGTATTTTGTAATTATTAATGTAACTTCTATTTTTTAGTTTGTTCAACCATACAGTATCAATAACTGTAATTGTACCTAAACTATCTAGTTTAATTGTGTCTTTATATACTCTTCTTGCACTATGCTGTTTCAGCAAGTAATTAAATCTTGCTCTACATGTATCTATGTGTTCTCCTGAAGTATATTCAGGACCATCAGGTTTAACATATTTTATATCTGTAACTCTGATTTTTTTGATAACAGTATCATGTTTTATTTTCCATACTGTATCAATCTTAACTACAGTAGTAGGTTCTTGAACTACTACATCACCTGTACAAGATCTTTGTAATAGAATTATTAATAGCAATATGCCAACAATAATTAGTGTACTGTGTTTTTTAAAGTTATTCACCTTTAAGTTTTTTATTTTTTTCAGCTATACTGTTTATTTCTGAATCTTGTGCTAACCATCCAAATACAGCAATTGCACCTGCTAGTATCAATTGAAACCAGTCTTTTTTAATATCAAATCCTTCTACAGTAGTAAGAGGTTGAATACCTACTAATATAGCAAGAATTAATCCTGTAATTGTAGTTTTTTTGTTTTTTAAATTATTCATCATCATCATCATTTTTAGTTATTATACCTTTTTTCTCTTTTTCTTTTTCTTTGAATCTATCTACAATCTTGTAGATTGTATAAATGATAGAAACAATTAGTAACAAAAATCTCAAGAAAGTTTCAACTTCTGCAATTGAAGCCACAATTATAGCAAATCCTGCTAACAATTGTACTTTTAGGTCAACTTGGTGGAGCATGGCAATAAAAAATAAAAATTAGTATAAGACATCTTTACACTATAATATAGTATTTTTTCAATAATAATTTAAACTTTAACTCTTAAAAATTGCATAATTGACAAGTTATCACCAATTTTGCAGTTGTCACTTTAAAAATTATAAACAAATGAACACAGAACTTCTTGATGAATTGGTCTTGAAAATAAGTAAGATAGACCACAAACTTTTTTTATTACAATGTAAAGGTTCTAATGATGAACACTTGGTTAATAAAAAAAGAGCACTTTTAAAAGAATATTTTCAACTTAAATTACAACAAAATGACAAAAATTGATAAAATAAACCTACTTAGAGAAAGAGTTAATGCATTCTTTAAGGTAGACATAACAAAAAAATCAAGAGAAAATGATGAAGTGTATGCACGTGCTGTATACTATCATATTTGTAAAATTCTTGATTCTACAATGACAACTACAGCTATAGCAAAAACTGTTAATAGAAATCATTCTACTGTGATATACACACTTAAAAAATTTAAAATTGCATATGATTATGATAAAAATTTTAGACAGGTGTATGATGATTTTATGGCAGAGTATCCTATGTATTTAAAAGAATATTTAATAAAAACTAGAAATACAAAAGATATAGTAAACATTGTTGATTTTATATGTAGCTTAGACATTATAGAAAGAATGAAGTTTATGCAAGGTGTAGAAAAATTAAAATTAACCTATAACCAACCAGAATATGAAGGAGTTTTATGATTTTTTAAGTAACAATGAGCTTACACCAAATGCTCATTATATTTTGTATTCTATGGTGTATAATTTACCTATCAAAGGTATACCATATGCATCAGAACAATATAAACTATCACTGAATGGTTTTCTAGAAGAACACAAGTCAGAAGTCCAAGGTATATTTTATACCATTACACAAAAAGCTATACATGTTGTGCATGAGTCTGAAGTGTATATTTGCAACATTAAAACAATAAAGAAAGTTAGCAAAGTAAAATTTGAAGACTGGGAAGAAAAGATCAAACAATACAATGAATTATTTCCTAAAGGTAAGAAAGAAGGTAGCAGTGTTTCTTTTAGAACTAATCCTAAAGAGCTATATGAAAAGTTCAAATGGTTTTTTCAGGAGTATCCTGAATATGATTGGGATATGGTATTAAATGCTACTGAAAAATACATAAAAGTATTTGAAGAAGCTTGTGATTATACATACATGCAGACTTCAAAATACTTTATAAAGAAAGATGATAAGAACAAAGTAACTACATCTACTCTTTCTACACACTGTTATAATATTGCAGAAGGTAATAATGAAGATATATCTACAGGAACCTATTATTTTGGACCATAAAAAGAGGGAGCATTTAGCTCCCTTTTTCTTTAATTACCTTGACCTCTGTATAACTTTTTATAGTTTTTAGAAGATTTTAAAGATGATGTACTTTTTTTAGAATGTACACCAGGTCTTTTAACTCTTGGTCTTGCAATAAAGTTGCTTGTGTTAGTTAGTTTAGCCATTGTTGATATATAATTATTAAGTAAAGTATAGACGCTGTTATTCCTCCATATGCTCCTGCATATACATCTAAATAATCAAATTCTATTTCATATTTAGATTTGTAATTGTAATACCATTCTCTTGCCCAGTTAATACCATATCCTTGAAACCATCCTATTACTAGGTAAACCCAAACAGGTCCACCATCAAAGTACATAAAATAGTATGCAAATATAAAAGAAGCTAATACAATAGCTACTGATAAAAAGAAATGTAGGTATCTGCGTTCTTTAATAAAGTTTTTAAAGAATATGTCTGAAAAACTTGTAAAAAAGGTTGACATAGTTTTCAATAAGCTGATAAGTGTTTCCATAGTTTTTTATTTATTTTGTATTTCTTTACATATTAATTTCCATTCTCTATATTGACCTCTATCTAAGTTTGCGTATGGGAAAAATCCATATTGGAACTTTTGAAACTTATCAAGCTCTTCCCATTTTGCAGGATAGTATCTAAAATATACAAATCCAAAAAACAAAGCTGTTGCTAACAATGCATACAACACCCATATAAAAAATGTAGGTGTTGGATAATCAGGATTAGTTACAGCAAACCATCCTGTTATAACCATTAAAGGATATATAATCCTACTTGCTCTAGGAGCATTGTACATTTTTCCAAACAGATTAACTGTGTAGTCAAGTACAAAGTTTCTAACTAAAAATTCTCTTATTGTTTTCATAATTTTTATTTGTTATTAAATGTTATATGATGCTAACTGTGCACCAGTTGTAGATACTGTACTAGCATTTTGTAATCTCTCACCAATACTATTTGCTACAAACCCTGATGATATTAAATAATTCCAACATTGAGCAGGTGTCATTAATAATGTACCTACAGTATTATCTACTAAAACTCCCTGTAATACATTTGCTGCAGTAGGAACTCTCATTGTTCCTGTTAACTCATTTGATGCACCATAAATAGTTCCAAATCTAACATTACTTACTACAGGATTACCTAATGGTACTCCAGCTGCATACAAAATCCTATCTCCACCTGTTGATATTTGAAATAGCCAGCTTGACGTGTTTGTATCAATAGTAACTCTTGGTGCAACTATTGCAATATTATTAGTTGAATTAACTACATTACCACTTACTTTAACAAATGTTCCAGAGCCATATCCACTTGTTAAAGCAAATGCAGAATAAATAGCAGGAGCTCCTGTTCCAGCAGTTATTATTCCTGTTACAGAAATTGTTACAGCAGTTGTAGTATTATTAATAGCAGGAAAGGCGTTCCCACCAGTTACATTTCCTATTACATTTATTGCACCAGCGCCAACTAAAATAGAGGCTGTTAAATTTGTAGTTACATCACCAGTTATATTTATAGTAGAAGCAGATTGTGTAAAAATACCATTGCCAAAACTAACATTATTTGTTAAACCACCAGTTACATTTCCAGTTATGTTTATTGTAGGTGTCCCAGCAGTTACCCATAAAGTTGCACTTGTGTTTAAACCAGTTTGTGAACAAGTTATATTCCCAATTATATTTATAGTTGTTGAACCATTTACAAAAATTGTGGCTCTACTAGAAGAAGCAGCTTGTTGCATACTATAATCCCCAACCATATTAAAAGTACCAGTATTCTGTACTAAAATATTTCTACCACTTGCAGCTACAGAAGCAGTAAGAGCATTTGCTCTTAATGTAGCACTTTGCCCACTTGGTAAATCAAAAGTTAAAAGATATAAATTTGATATGTCTCTAACAACAAAACCATTTGACGCAGTACAAGTTAAATCAGCACCATTAGCAAATGTAAATCCACCACCATTAGCAACAGGAGGTGTAGTATTGCTTACATTTCTTATTGTAAGTACAGTAAAAGTTCCATTAATAGTTACTGTAAAGTTATTTGCAAACACATCGTCAGCACTTGTTGGCAATGTCCCACCATCCCAAGTTGCTGGATTACTCCAGTTACCATTTGCTACTGCATATCTTACTGCCATAATTAAATATTTTTATATATTATAACTTGCTATTTGTCCTCCTGTTGTTGCTACTGTTGCAGCGTTTTGCAACCTATCTCCAATACTATTAGCAGTAAATCCACTTGAAATTAAATAGTTCCAAAAGTCTGCTGGTGTCATAAGTAAAGTTCCAGTTGTAGCATCAGTCAATACACCTAATAGCACTGTTGCAGGTATAGGCATAGCTAATGTACCTGTAAGCTCACTTGATGCTCCATATACTGTTCCAAGTCTAACATCTCCTATTGCAGGATTTCCTAAAGCTACACCTGCTGCATATAATGTTCTGTTACCACCCGTACTTATCTGAAATAACCAACTTGAAGTATTTGTGTCTATTGTTACTCTTGGTGCTACAATAGCCATTATATTAGATGAATTAACTACATTTCCACTAATCTTTACAAAAGTACCAGAACCATACCCAGTTGTAAGAGCAATAGAAGAATATATTGCTGGTGCTCCTGTGCCTGCTGTAATTATTCCTGTTACAGAAATTGTTGCTGGTGCATTTATATTAAAAATAGCTGCTTGAGTTGTTGAACCATTTACGTTTCCTATTTGTGTATAATTAATAGCTGAACTCATATAGACAGCAGGTGATACACTTGCTGTTGTATTTCCTGTAATATTGACATTTCCTAAAGTTGCAGAAACTGTTGATGCATTTGTAAAAGTTGTATTATTACCTGAAACATCTCCTGTAATATTAAGTGTTCCAGCTGCAGTCATAGCTACAGTATTTGCAAAATTTGCTCCATAAGTACCTGTAACATTTCCTACAATATTTAGGGTTCCTGTAAGTGACACTTGAATTAATACTCTAGCAGTACTACCATCTAAATTATAATTTCCATTTAGATTTAATGTTCCTGTACCTGAATGTCTAATAACATTAAAGTTAATACTATTAGGCACTGTCAAAACACTTCCGTTAAAAGTAGCAGTGTTAGGGTTTGCTAAAGTCATTTCTAAAACAGGAACTGATGCTATTCCTACAACAATAGCAGGCGATGCACTACAAGTTAATACACCATTATTAGCAAATATAAATTGACCCCCTGCGACTACATTTCCATAAAGGTTTGTAACCTCTGACATTTCAAATTCATAAAGTGCAATACCTGATGCTCCTCCTGTTGTAGCAGTTATATTTATTCTATAATATGTATATGATGTTGTGTTTGAACTTATATCAAACGAATAAAAGGTATTTGTTTGTGTAGGAAAATTTGTTTGTGTATCTAATACAGTCCAAGTTGAACCATTATTGCTTCCTTCAAAAGTCCAAGTTTTTGGATTTATTGTGATTGTTGCTACAGAATTAAAACCATATTTTTTTATTATTTTTCCTGTTGGAAATTGATATGAGAGCCAACCTGTTTGACCTGAACTAGGTGTCTGCCAAAATGTTGCAATATTTTTATCAAATGCTTGCCAAGCAGGAGATTGAGCAGCACTTGCTGCAGCAATTCCACTTGGTGTAGTGTTTGATGTCATTGTTGCAGTTGCAACAGCTCCTAATGTTGTAGGTGGTGTAAATGTACTATTTCTTATACTACTTGCTACTCTTGTTCCATCAATTGTAACTGTAAAGTTATTTGAATAAACAGTATCATTTGTTGTAGGCAAAACAGTAGATGCAGCAAAATAACCTAAACTGTCATCTTGCCAAGTTGATAAACTACTCCAGTTTCCTGATGCTACTGCTCTATAATTAGCCATCTATTATAGATTTTTATCATTAATAAATGTTTGCAATGCACCCATAATTGTTGCTGCTGCATTTATAGCATCTGAATCTCCACTATCAAAAACATCCATATATGTTATAGGAATAGAATTGTCAGGAAGACTCACTGAACTCCCATCCTCTATCACTCTATAAGGAGTTAATCTCATAGCTACACTACCACCTATATCAGTTGGTTTAACTAATGGTGATATTGCTAAATTAACCATAAAATATGGGTAAACATTCCCATCTACTTCTATTGGATTTGTACTTGTAATTGGCATAATTTCTATTTTTTAAATATATGTTGCTGATTCTCTATTTGTCCAAGCTACGTTTGTAGCAGTTGCAATGGTTATTGCTCCACTTGCAGATATTGTTAATCTTGTTATAGTCCATACTGCTGATGATTCTGCTGAACCATCTGGAGCATATCCACAATAATTTATATTATTATTAGAAGAATTATTTGCATTCCTTCTTATATTAAATAATAGATTAAATGTATGTGTATCACCACTTGATGATATATTAAAATTTGTAGCTCCTGTTCCAACATTAAAAAATTGCACTTGTTGGGTTAATCCATTTAATGCAGTTAATCCTGTTGTAAATGTAGTTAATACTTCTGATAAATTACCATTTTCAGTATGTAGTGTAATAGTTCTACCCCCTGTATTTACAAATATTCTAACAGCCAATCTATCAGTAACAAGTAATGTAGTTTGAGGAACAGGAATTGAAGTGAAGTATTGATCAACAGTTGTACCATTTGTAATACCTTCAGGATTAAGAGAGTCACTTGCAATAAGCGTAAAAACATTTGCTGCACTCACTTTATAAAGCTCAGCATAAAAACTAGGTGAACCACCACCACTGCTTGCATTAAAATAAAACTCTACATTCCAATTTCCACCAGGTATATTTAATTGACTAGGATCACCTGCATCAGTTATGAACGATGCGATATATCCATTACCTGCACCATTTGTTCTTGTAAAGTTAGTACCTGCTCCAAGTATTGGTGTTTTACTTAATTGATAATAAGTATCACCACCAAATGTACCTTGAGATACACTACCATTAAGATAATAATTAACTGATGAACCACCCCCTGTTGAATTAGGGAAATTAGCAAGTGTACCATCACCTCTAACATATTGATTAACTGTACCTGCGCCTGTTACAGCTATATCACCACTTGAAGTAATTGGACTATTTGTTACAGTAAAAGCAGATGGCATAGTTAATCCTACTGAAGTAACTCCTCCACTTGGAATATCAGAAAGCAAAGCCATTGTGCCTGTAGCATTTGGTATTGTTATAGTTCTATTTGGAGGAGCAAGTCCATCAAATGGAGCAAAAACAAGGCTTTGTGTTAAACCAGCATAAGTACGATATAGTCCATTAACTTGATAGAATATACCAGAGTTTAATCCAGGAATATTTTTATCTATTATGTTTATACTAGAAGCATTAAATGTATTTTCAAAACCTGTACTTGTGTGAGTAAAAGGAGTTGTTATAATGTTTCCAGCAGTAACTACTTGTTGAAGCGTTGGAATAGCTGTACTTGGGAAAGTAGCTAATGAACCATCTCCTCTAATATATTGTGATATTGTACCTGTAGGTATAGGAAAGTATGTAAGAGCCGCAGCAGTTGTAGTTAAATATGTATTTGTGTCTAAAGCAAATGTTCCAACACCTGTCATTTTTACAAATGGTGTACCTGCAGTCCATGTAGGATAGTTTAATGCACCCCATGTACCAACTGTTGGTATATCAGAAAATAAAGCTAAAGTGCCAGAAGCATTAGGTAATTGCCAACCCTGAGAACCTGTTACTAAATCTGATCTTAAATTTCCATAACCTGCAGCAGTTTGAAATCCTATACTTGCATCTTGATAAATACTAACAGAATTTATTGTATCAGTTATTTGTAAACCACTATAAGGTGTATATAATAAATTATAATTAGCATCATAACCATCACTAATACCAAAACTAAATCCATCTGAATATAAGTTTCCTGAATATATACCTGCAACTGTTATTGCATCTGAAGTTATTGCTCCTACAGTAGTTACTTGTTGTAAATTTGGAGTAGTTGGTATTGTAGGTTTATTAAGTATCTGATTATTACCACTTGTTGAATTCCAATCTGCTGGTTGTTGAACTAATGGATATCCTGCTCCTAAACTAGTCCAATATAATGTGCTAGTAGGTATGATAGAATCATTACTAGCAATGCATCTATATACATTTCCAAGATACCAAACAAGATCTCCTATTACATATTGATTGTTTGTTGCAGCTAAATGATCTGTTGTAAATGGTAATGCTGAAAGTGGACTTGCAGGAAGTGCTGCTATATATGCTATAAGATCTGTTTGTGCTAAGATGTTACCTGTAATACTACCCCAAAGAACATTTGGATTAATATTGCCTATAGCATAATCTAATTTTTCAATTGCTGTAAGTACAGTATCACTAGCTGTAATAATACCAGGAATTGGTATATAGTTATCTAAAGGTCTGTCCAGTACAACATCAATTTCTGTTATACCATTATATAACTTAAACCATTCACCTCGCAGATAGAATTTTTTAAATCCTGTTTCTACATTTGCAGGCGTAGAGTTTAATTTTGCAAAATGTAATGGTACAATTATTTTTGACATGATACAGAGGATATTACATTATAATATACAAAATTATTGGTTACGCTTCAGTATGTCAATTCTATAATTAGGATCTAACATATCTCTAAAGTTTTTCCATCCTGTAAGGTCTACAAAATCTTTTGTAAGTTTCATATCTCCTTTTTCATATGCACCTGATTTTCTATTATAGTATGCTTCTTTCCATATTGCATTGTAAAGTTCACTATCATATTCTGGATCTGGTTCTTCACCACCATTCATGCTTAATGCTGCAAGTGTACTTAATGCATGAGTTGATAATTTTTTAGCTGCATTAAGTTCTCGCGTATATGTAGTTAAACTTGTAAAGTTTCTAATATATTCAGAAGAGCCTCCTCCTAAAGGAAACATTGCAGTAGTTTCACCTTTTACACCCCATAACAATCTTATAGCATTACCTTCTAAGAATCCTAATTCTTCATCATCATCATCTTTACGTTTAACATATTGTAAAGCAGCCATTGAAACCATGGTTAATATAGCCATTGCTACAAAATCTCTTCTTGCATGTGATATACTTCTAGTATATAACTTACCTATAGCTGCTGTACTAATAGCTTTTGTACCTTGTTTACCAAAGTTAAAAAAGTATTTTGTAGTTTCTACAAATCCATATGCTTTGTATACTTTTGCCAAAGCTCTCCAATAACCTATTGTTACTTCAGAACCTTCCCAGTTAGGTCTTAGATATCCAAATCTGTTTAAAAACTGTGGTATGATATATTTTCTGTAGTAGAATACTAATTTACCAATGATGTTTTCTTCAAATTTAGTTTGGTCCCATGATGCATAGTTACCTTGTGTTCTACGCATTTCAGAATAAATAATATTTCTAAGAAACTTTTCATCTTCTTTAGTAAACTCTACATCTTTTCTTATCTGTAATAACTTATTAGCATCTTGATAATACACCTCATGTGCACTTACTGTTTTATCAGTACCATCTGGATTTTTAGTATATACTTTGTTACCTGCAGCATCTGTTGTAAATACTTTATATTTATAACTATCTAAAATGGAATACATTACAACTATACCTATAGCTCCATCACCTTTTTCTTGTATCATGTATGCAAGTTCTGAAGGATTCATAAATTTACCTATAGCTCTTCTTTCTGTACTTCCAGCTGTTTCTTTTGTATATTTATTAAATTCTTTTTGTAAAGGATTAAATTTTCTATATAGCATTGTAGACTCACTCACATCATTTACTTTACCCCAGTCAGAAAAGTAATTAGGTATAAAAGTTCCATAAAATTGTTTTTGTGCCCACATCCAGTTTTGCTTAGAGTAGTGTGAACTATCATCAAGTCCTCCTGCTGCAAGAAATGATTGTACATTACCAGAAATGTAGTTTTTAGTCTGGTTTACAACATCAAATCCCATCCTTACAAAACTTGTATATGACATTACTTGTTTAACAATTTTTGTAAGCTGTCTGTTTTTTTCTTCAGGATTGTTAGCTTGCCCATTTACAAATTTTCTTTTTTCATATTTTAAAATCTCAATAACTTTATTGATCTCTTTAAGTCTTTTGTTCCAGTCTACTGTAGATTTTTTATTTGTAATAGGATCTATATATGTAAAATCTTTTGCATCTATTTTATTTTGAATATTTCCAGATAACATCTCAAGATATTCTATTGTCATATTAGCAACTGGTGCTGCTTCTTGCATTGCTGCTTTATAATGTGCTTCACCTGCATATTGCATTAATGCACCTATACTATCAGTAGTTTGTAATGTTAAAGGTAACTGATTAGCTCCAGACAGTTTTATTACATCACCTAAAGCTCCATAACTGTTGTCAATATAGTCTTGTTGACTACCTTTAACTCTAAGTTCTTTATCTATGTAGGTATCCATTTGTTTTTTAATACTATCACTTATACCTAATGTAGAAAAGTTTTCTATTGTAGATGCTGCCATACCTGGTACTAAGTACCCTGTTCTTCTACCATCAACTTTATTTTGTAGTTTAAAGTACATGTCCATAAGTTGATTGTAAAAATTAAATACTTCAGGATTATTCATCAACTGCATGTATTTAGGATTTACTGCAGGAAATGATTGACCTGTTAATGGATCTGTTACCATCATGTTTTCCATACCTGGTATAACAGTGTATACACCATCTATTTTTTGTATGTTTTTAGGCATAGGAATACCATCTGCAGACTTTAAAAAGTCTTTGTTGTATGCACCTTCAATAAACTCAAGTTCACCTGTTGCAACTAATTCATTTAGTTCTGCATCAGTAAAGTTTTCTATTTGTTCATCTGTAAGTTGTTCACCTGTTCTAGTATCATAATACTCATCTGTTCTTAGAGTTTTAATTCTATATCTACCACCTGGTTTTTCTTCCATGTATACAGACTTCATTTCATCAGATACAGTTCTTTGATAATTAAAATCTTTAGGTATCCTGTTATCTTTAAAATAACTTTCATCTTCTCTAATAGACTTATAAGTTATATTGTGAAAACTTTCATACCAAGTTTTAAACTCTGCCTCATATGTAAAAAACTGATTTTCATATTTTAAATAGTCAGATTCTAACTCAGCTAATCTTTCTGGTGTTGCAGAATCTCTTTCTAACTGATATGCAACAGATGCATTAATATAATTAGCATACTTGTTTTCTAAGTTTCTAGTTTTACTTTTAAACTGCAGATCATAATCTTTTACTAATGACATGGTAGACATTCTATCTAACATTATATTTAGCTCAGATAACATTTCAGCATCTTCAGCTTCCATTTTTACTTTAGTTTTACCACTTGACTCAATAACACGATTGATTTCAACTTCTATTTGATCTAGTCTTAAAATAGTATTTTCATCTAAGTTTTTAATCTTAAGCTCACCTAGTACTTTGTGTGGAGCTAACAAGTTTTTTCTTTCTTCAAATAAACCTTGTAATACAAAATTTTCACCATAGTATTTACTTAGTATAGCATTTCTTTCATCATATATATCACTAAGATCTTTGTACCATTGATCAGTAGGTTTTATAACAGTATTTCTGTCTAACCATTTCTGCCATTTTTCTGGATCATCAACCTCATATTTAATCTTTGCATTTTGATATGCTAACTCATATTTGTTTGTGTCTTCTACAAACTTATATAACTGGTTAAACATATCTATATACTTCTCATAATTAGGATTTTGCAATTTAGCCTCCTGTTTGAGCTGTCTTAGTTCATACTCAATTTGTTCTAATCTGTCTAAATCTTCATCACTTAAAAACTCTTCTGATGATACATCAAGACTTGCTTTTATAATTTCAATCTCATGATATTTCTTTTGAAGTTCATTTCTGATTTCAAATGGTAACATCTTTTGGAACTCATAAAACTTTGCCTTGTATGGTAAACTTGTATTATCTACAAGCCATTGTATGTTAGCTTCTGTAAATACATTTCTTTCATTTATCTTATCATAGTATTCTTTTTCAAGATCTGTAAACTCCTGTGTACCAGGTTCTTTACTAGAGAATGCAGCTTTTAAGCTCTTAATTTCTTTTTGAATTTTAGCATACTGGTTTGAGAAATCTTTATAGATTCTATCATACTCATTAGAAGTAGGTTTTACAAAATATCTTGCAGTTTTTTCTTCCTCCTCCATTGTTTCATAGTTGAAGATTTTTGTAGTTCTATCTTCATGCATCATTTCATTAAGCTGTTGTAAACTGTATTTTTTTAACAGATCACCTTTTACTTTATCAAATTGCATGATAGCAAAATCTTCTTGTACATTTTCTACAGCAATGCTTTTTACATTTTTTAAGAACATTGTAAATGCAGATATCATCATGTCAGAGTTACCTGCAGATGCAATAAAATTATCTAACATCATACCACTCATAACACCATCTGGATTCATAATATCCTGTGCTCCTATATATAATCCTGATGTAGGATCTGTAACAGCATTTATATATTTTTTTAATGAGTCTGCATCATAGTTAAAACTTTGTCTTCCTCTAAGAGTAAGTATTTTAAACTCTAAATCTTCAATTTGAGTCATCAAATCTTTTTGAGGTTGTGTAAGATTTTGTTGGAAACCATCTTTGTATGTTTTACTTAACATACTTAATGTTGCATGTTTTAACTTATTTAAAAATCCTGCAGTTTTACCATCTTTTAAATCTTGAATCTTTCTTTCAAGCATCATGATTTCTATATCAAGAGGTTCCTTAGAAAGTTCTTGCACTCTTGACATACTTTTTTCTCCTAATGAAGATAGTATTTTAACAGTAGATTCTAAACTTATTTCAGCAAACATAGAGTTTATAATTTCTATGTTTGTTTTTATAGCATTCATCTTTTTTACAATCTCACTATTTTGGTCCAATTTGTTATCAGGATTTTGCATAGCATCTCTAACTACCTGATCTAATAAAGTAACAACTTCAGACATTGATTTTGTTCTCTTAAACACTTGAGATACTACCTCAGAATGTTTTAAAAACTCACGTGTATTAGATATAGATTTTCTAAATTTTAGAATAGCATCTGTTGCTTCTGTCAAAGACTTAGTTATTTCATTGCTGGTAATCTCATGTACTACTGCAAAATTGTGCATCACACGATTGTCAGATATAGAATGTGGTTTATTATAGTTTTCATAAAACCCTTCTAGTGTTTTCTTTTGTTCTTCAAACACGCGTATAAGTGCTGGATTCTTTTTCTTATCTCTAGCATCCTGTAGTTTAACCTGAACATCACGTATTTGTGATTCAAACATGTTTTTTATTGTTTGAATTACTTTTTCATCCTGTTCTGCAGTAGGTAAAAACTCAAGTATTTTTACATCTTTCTTTTCTTCTTCCTCTTGTATTTCTTCACCAGTAGGTATTTCAAACTCAACAGCATTTCTAAGTTTAGTAACTTTATTACGTAGTGTACCTAACTTGTCATTATCCATAGAAAGAAATCCTGCTACATAACCATAGTAATCTTCAGTATCAAACATGTGTACAGCTCTTCCTAACATTCTAGTGTTAGTTTTATCCATCTCATAGAATAAAGCAACAATAGAAGAGTCTCCTCCTTTTTGTAATCCAGATTGTTTAAGAATGTTTTCATATAACATAAGCTGTAAAGACCATGTGTCATATACAGTTCTTTTATAATTACTAGCTTTTAATATATTAATAGATGCTTTTTTAGCAACAATGTCTTCAGCTTTAGTCAGAGTAGGAAAGTTTTTATTTGTCATACTCATCAATGTTCTTGTAACATTGTCTAATTCTAATACACCATCAATAAGAGGATCTTTGTCACCTATAAGATTACTAACTTTTTTAGTTTTAAAATCATAAACTTTAAACTTACCATTTGTGTCTATTGCAAGTAAGTCAATTCTACCTATGATAAAACTATCTTCTGATCTACCTTTTCCAATTACAGTAAGCTCTGGTATAATAATATGTTCTGTACCTTTTAATGCAGCTATTTTTTCAACTACATCTCTTACCATGTTAAACAATTCTTTATCAGATAAATTTTCTAATTGAAAGTAGTTTTCTTTATAGAATGTAGCTAACTCATCTTCAAAGAATTTATAATCTCCAACTATGTCACTAATTCTTCTATTATCTTCATTAGCTATCTTGATAACTTTATCTGCAAAGTTGTGTACAAATATTCCAAATCTTTTTGTTTTTTCAAATTGAGATGCATCACCAACAAAGTTAGAACCTATAAGATTTGTAACAGAGTTTTTGTTTACAGGTATTCCTTCTTTTATACTTTTATTTAAAGCAATTTGAAATTCTTTATTAGAATTAATAAGTCCTTTAATAGCAGCAGTTTGTGCTTTAGTTTTTACATTAGATTTTAAAATTTCTAACATAATCTGTTCTTCTTGCATCTTCTTTAAAGTAAATGCATCATTAGATTTGCGAATTTTATCATCTTCATTTACTAAAAGTGTAGCATCTAAAAGTGCTTGTGCTGTAGCAGTATCAGGTATGACATCATTATTCAAAGCAACAGCAGCTCTAGCAGCTGCAGTACTTTTTAAATCTGATACTAATGCATCAAACTCTGGACCTATAGGACATGATAAACTCATATTATAAACATTTTATTTTTTCTAAAATCTCTTGATTTGTAAGATTGGAACCTTGCAATATACTAATTATTTCTTTAGCTTGTATACCAAAGTTTTCTTGGCTGAGTCTAAGCGAACTTTGCTTATATAAGTAATTTACAACTTCTGGAGTTAAATTCAAATTGTTAACGTCTAATTCTAAGCTGTCTACTTGTTCTGCTTCCATAACTTCAGCAGCTGGTTCAGCAAAACTAAAATATCTATAACCTTTATTTGTAAACTTAAACACATCTTTGATAAATGGATCAAAGTATATAAAATCTACAAGGTCTTTTAACCTTCCCATTTTTAACTTAGCTTCATATATACCTTTCCAAGTTTTCCAGTAGTTATCAAACTCTTCTACATTACCTTCTGATTCTTTTGTTCTTACAAAAAAGTCTACTACAAATCCTGTATCTTTAATATGTTGTCCATTTTTAAACTTACCATCTATAACACCTGCTACTGTAATTGACTCACCTTTTTTATGATCTCTACCAACAAATGCATTTGTTATTTTAAAAGTAGGATACAAAGCTTTAAAGTTTTTGTACCATGTCTGTTGTTGTATAAGTGGTAAAAGTTGTTTTCTAACAAGTTCAGGAGTTAAAGCATCAACATTAGCATTAACAATTCTTAATATTTCTTGGTATGTGGCTTCTGTTTCATGCATTGACATTGGTATTACAATATCAAAATCATGAAATGCTTCATCTACAGGTCTATATGTTTTACCATACTTTCTTGTTGCTGCAGAACCAGATAGCTTAGGACCAATGCTTCTGTCTTTATTGAAGTATATATTGTTTAATATATTATTCATAATAGACATTGCTACAGGATCTGAGTTAACAGACTCTTCATAATCTTTTAGTACTAACTCTTCACCTGCAGGTGTAATAATCTTATCACCTACTTTTTTAAATCCTCTTGTAAACTTTACATAGTCTTCTTTGTATATATCATCAACTATATCTAATACAAGATCATTTAGTTTATCCATGTCATATTTTTCAAATCTTTCATTATTAAATACTTTCTCATTGAGCCAGTTTAATATTTGATTCATCAATCTGATTAATATGTTTCTTTCATATACATTTCTAAATCCTCTTTTCTCAAAGTATTCTTTTGTAACATCTTCAGATAATCTTTTTGTACCAGGGGTTACTCCTAAATCATTAAATGTTATTAATGTTTGATGTATAAATTCTACAATTGCCATTTTCTTAGCAAAAGGATTGATACCTCTTTCTAATTCATTATTAGCTTTACCCATCTCTTCTGGTGTAAGATCCATATAATCTTGCACACTGTCATCTAAGTTTTCATATTTATACTTATCATGTATAGCTTGAAATCCTGACCATTGTTCTATATTAAACCATAAGTCTTTACTTAGCTTGTTTTTTCTTCCTAGCATTTCATATATAACATATGCAGCTTGTTTAGGAAGTTCTATTGTTTCTTTATTACTTGCAATAGCAACAAACTTTTGCATAACATCTACAGCTGATGTAAGACTGTTAGAATTTTTAATCTTACCAGCAGCTTGTGTTTTTAAAAACTGTTCTGCATTAAACATTATATCAAAGTTTAATGCTTCTAAAAATTTCTTAGATGCATCAACTGCAGAAGTTGTTCTTTCTCTTTGATAAAAGTTTTTGTTTTCTTTAATTCTATTTTTAAACAATTCAGGAATAGGAATTACTGATAAGTTTTCATTTTTAGCAACTATTGAAGAATCACCAAAAAGTCTTTTAGCAAAAAGATTATAACCTTTTAATCTCATATCTTTATTCTTATCTTCTGCATTCACCATAGGTGTAAAAGATATAGCATCATAATTTTTATCAGCAAACATTTCACCAATAGTATTAATTACAACAGGCATTACTTTCCAAAATGCATTTTCATTTGCAGTAGACATGGAGTATTTAGATGAACTAAAAGTAACACCAATGTAATTATTATAATATGATCCAGAAATAGTATAATTATCATCTAAAGAAGGTATATAAACTTTAGTACTTCTATATTCTTTTTTTAATAATCTAGGAGAAGGTGTTTTAATATCATTTTCTATTTCAGTAATTTTTACTTTAAGATCTTCAACAACCTCAGATACATTTTTACTAGTTAATCCTTCTATATATCTTATGTTTGCTACTTTTGGAATTTCAGTATCTTTTATTCCAAGTTTGCTAGTTTTATAAGTATATCCACTAAAAACATCTGCTACTAAATCATTTATA